GCCGTCCTCGGTTATTCCCTCACCGTAGATTGTGACCTCGACAGGAGTTTTGCAGAACTGCTTTTTTACAAGTGACGGAAATTTCACGGTTTTCACGCACCTTTCAGATTGCAGGATAACAAAGTCCTGTTGATTTTAGCAACGCATAGAGGTCGGCAGGAATTGCCACTCCGCTGATACACATTAAGTTCCAGCTTGCACCAAATTCCATTGATGTGCCGTTGATTGAATAGCTTTTCAGATAGGAAGAAATCATATCGGCATTTTCTTCTTCAAAAGCAGTAAGTCTGCTATGCACTCTGCCGATGATTCTCTTCTGCATTTCCGAAAGTTTTTCAAAATCAATGCGGTTAAAAGTCAGAACATCAATGTGTTCGGCAGAGATAATACTGTTTTCATCTCCGCCCTGATGTTCAATGTAATCAGCATACATTACGCAACCGCCGTTGTGTCAACATCGGCATAAATGCTGTCAATTTTGCCGTCCTTGCCGTTCGGGAATACGAATGTGTCGGAAAGTGAACGGTTCTGATAGAGCCAGCCGTCACCCTCTGTGTGTGAGCCGGGAGCAAAGAAGTAAATGCTTGAAATCTTCGGAACAGTCTTGCAGGTTTCACCGCAAGCAACAAGAACATTGATTTTGTGAGCGCCTGTTGCAGGCTCAAAACCGCCGTCATCGGGGTTAAAGTTGAAGTTATCGTAGAAACGCTCATCGTCAATAACCTCGATGATAGGGCAACCGTCAATCTCGGTCACTCTTGTTTCAATGCCGATACCGCCCTCTGCAATCTGTGTAAGCTCAATCTTACGAGTGAACTCTGTTGACTGTTCAAGGCAGTCCATAATGTGAGATGTCACATAGGCAACAAGTGTGCCTCTTGCCTTGTATCTGCGGAGCTTGCCGGCAGAGAGAATTGTTTTGAGTTTTGAATAAGCGTTCTCCTTAGTCCACTCCGATGTCTTTGTTGAAGAATGATATCCGTCTGTTGCCTGAGCCTTTGTTGCAACCTTTGAGAAGAAAAGTGCATCGGTTTCGGGAGCAACCTGTGTCTGCTCAAACACCTTTGAAATATTCTCAACCTTTGCGGTTGCGTTAGTTTCGTCAACATCTGCCTTATCCACAAGGAACTCAATATCTCTGTCGTGCTCGCAAGTGAAAGGAACATCTGTCTGTGTATATTTGCCTTTGTTCCAACCGCCGTTGCGATTGTGGTTCTTAAAGCCTGATGTGCTCATCTGTGTGAAGTGGAAAGTTCTTGCACCAACCCACTTTACATTTGAAGTGATGAATGGTGATGTGAGTGTACCCTGAACAAGAATTTCGAGCAGATCAGGGCTGAACTGCTCGGCATAGTTATTTGTGTTTGCCATAGTTAAATTATCCTTTCTTAAATATTAAATCTGTTCCATTTCTTTGTCGGAACGCTTGAATTTGGCTTAGTACCGTCTGATGTACCGTTACCGTCACCGCCGATTTTCTTAACTCCTGTGCCGTTCTCGGCAGGTTTGCCCTTGAGTGCGGGGATATCGTCAAGCACCTTTTTAACAGCCTCTGTCAGCTTTTCCGCATTAACCTTGCCGTCTGTCACAGCCTTTGAAAAGTCTGCAATTTTAAGCACATACGGAACGGTTGCAATGTCAACGCCCTGTTTTACGGCTTCGAGGGTTGCCGACTGATTGACTTCTGCCATAAGTTTTGCGTTGTTTGCAGATTCAACTTCCGACTGCATTTTTGCAAAGTCGGGAGTGTTCTTGGCTTTCTGCTTTTTAAAAGCACCGATAGCCTCTTTCATCTCATCGGCTGACAACCCCTGCTCCTTAAAATATGACTTCAAAACGGTGTCCTCTGTCACGCTCTGTTTGCCTGTAATAAGGCTTGCGAGCTTGTCATAATCAAAGGCAGGAGCGTTTCCCTGCGGTGTTCCCTGCGGTGCAGGTGTCGGTTCATTGGGGGTTGGTGTTGGATTTGGTTCTGCCATTTTTTCATATCCTTTCAGTTTTTCGGGTGTCTCCCGTAATCAGTTCATAGAGTGTCTCTCTGTTTCAGTTTTGCACGGTGTCTCCCGTAGTTTAATGTCTTCGGACAATAAAAAAGCACCTTACATATTCGTAAAGTGCTTAATCCGCTTTTTCTGTTTTTTCTGTTTTAACTGCTTTGGCTCTCGGCTTTTTGGGAGCGTCAGGCTTGACCTCTTCTGCAAAACCACCGTCAATGAGTTCCTTTGCTCTCTGCTCGGAACATTCAAAAACTTCATTCACAGGTCGGGTTACATAACCGTTCTGCCTGTCATTAAATGCTGTTGTTACTCTGATTTTCATTCTGTCACCACCTTTCTAAACCGGTCGAAATCGACGGGTTTAAATGCAAAAAGCACCCTATAATCAACATTGCTGTCGATTATAAAATGCTCAATTCGTAATTTTATGCTGTTTTTGTGAATTGCATATAACAAAACCGCCCTTTTTACGGAGCGGTTAGATTATGCCACTATCTTTTAGATATTGCATTTTTTGTTTCTCTCTAAGCTTACTGTAAAGTGCTTCAGCATCTTTAGCTTCTTGTGGAGCATCTTCACGCAAAGTGACATTTAAACCATTTGTTACAAGGTACGGCTTAAACGCATTCCATAGAGATTTTTGTTCTTCAGTTTGTATCAATCTCATACCATCATCACCCTAAAAGTTTGCTGACTCTGTACTCGTTATACACTTCATCCATAGCTTTATCTTTTAAGCATTCAAAAGCATACTCACTTATATCCTCTATATTATAACCGTTATTTATCAATTTTTCAACCTTTGGAGCATAAATTTTATTAAGGTAATCGCAATATTCAAAATAATCGTTAATACTTCCGAATTTTGCTCTGTAATTTTTAGCGTCTTGCCAATGAATCAGTTCGTGAAGAATTGTACTCAATCCGTCTTGCGGACAAGCCAAGTTTTCTTGTAAATCTGACAAATCACTTGTTGAAAAGTATGCTGAATTGACATTTAGAACATTCTGCATTGGCATATATGAAGCAATAGCATTTACTCGCATTTCTTCGGGAGTGACAATACAAATTTCAGGCTTTCCGCTTGTTTCAACCTCTCCGAGCATATCAAACGCTTTTCTCACTTGCATATCAAAATTATGAAGTTCTTTTCGTTTTAGCTTTACCTTATCTGAAATATAAACATTATCACACAATGTATTTGCCTTGTGGGTATCAATTGTAATTGTTTCGCCCTCAATTTTGCGTTCAAAAGTTTTTGATATATCTTCTTCAAAAACAGGTCTGTAATATTTCTGTTCATTGGTGTTTAGTGAGAATTGTTTTGCCTTTTCTTCAAGCGTATTCGCCCTATCGTGCCACTCATCGGCTTGGGTTTGGGCAATGCGTTTATTGTCCTCGTCAAGGCTGTATTCGGCACGGCGGTCAAAGCGTTCTGCCTGTCGCTGTGCATACTGCTGTTTTTCCTCTATTCCTCGCTGACGGTCAAGCTCTTTGATTTCATCTTCAGACAGCGGTGCGTCCAAATCATCAAGTTCGGGATAATATGTACTCGTACTGTCCTTACATCTCGGATGAAACAAACCGTTCTTGATTGCGGTTGAGAGAAGCGGATAGTTTCCGTCTGACTTTTTGCCGTTTGAATAAACATCGTCAATAAACACCTTGCCGATATATTTTGCACAATCGGGGCAACCGCCCTGTCTTGAGTTCACAACAACGAGGGATACTCCCCATTCGGCTCGCTTTTCGCCCTCACCACGCAGATAGGCTCTTTTGTTGGCTGTTTTAACCGCCATATCCGCATAATCCGAGAGCGTATGCCTTGCACCGTTTTTGTATTCCACACAATTAAGACCTGCGTTGAGCATATCTTTACAAGCCATATCAACGGCTTTTTCGTATGTAACCGCACCCGTGTTCATTGCAACCTGTGCGTTAAAAATCGCCTTGCGGTACTTGTCGTTGCTCATACGCAAAACTGCCGTTTCTGCCCTCTTTAAATCGTCTGTGGTCGATTTTATGAGTGTGTCAAGTTTACGGTCATTCACCTTAAAAAACTCGGCTGTGCTGTGTTCTGACGGCTTTTTTGGAGCTTTGAAGCCGTCCTTGACAGCTTCAAGAATTTCTGCCTCCTGACTTGCATTTCCGTCAGCTTTGGCGGTGCGAATCATCTCTTCAACCTTGCTGTTAATGGTTTTGAAACGCTTGCCGAATTTCTTTGCGTTGTGCTTACGGTACTCTTCAAGACTTTTGAGCTGTTCAGCCTGCCATTGTGTCCAGCAAAAATTATTTTTATCTTCTTCAACTCTATGATTTTTAAAATTTCTTATCATTGATGATATTAGTTCATTTTCAATTCTCTCAAAAGCCTCTTTAATGTTGTAATCACTCATTGCTTACTCATTTGCTGTCATCGTCCTGATTTGCGATATCTTCGGGTTTATCGGGTTCATTGCCCGTGTCGGTAAGGTCCACATCGTCAAGCTCCGATTTTTCTTCTTCGCCTGCAATGCCCTGTTCTTCCTTAATTCTCTGCACCTCTTCGGCTTTCCAATCCTCCGACTTGCTGTCGCCGTAAAGCTCGTCAACCGAGGTTTCAACTGACATCAAACCGCCCTGTCTTGCTTTTGACACGGTTTCAACCTGACTTTCAAAGCTCGGATTTGCATATTCTCCGAAGTTTACGGATACTTCCAAGCCCTCAACAATACCCTTGCCGTTAAGTTCCCCGTCTGCATTGAGTACAACTGCAACAAGGCTTTGAAGTGCGTTCTGCGTAATTTTCACAAGGTTCTGCCTTGTGTAAAGGGTTGTCTTTTCCTTTTCACGCTGAGCATCTGCATTATCAAGCTTCTTCGTATCAATGCCGAGAGTTGACGGCGATATAATGCCCTGTAAGCAGAGGTCGAGGGCAGTAATGTATGAACTCAAATAACTTTCGTGCTGAATCTGCGGACTTTCGGTGTAAATCCTGTTGCCGTTGCCGTTTTCAGACATATCGTTGCCCACGGTGATAAATCGGTTGTCAAACGGATTTGGCGATATCGGCTGACAGGTTTCGGGATTTCTCGGAACAAGGCAATCAGGCACATACTGCTTTGTTCGGCAGGCTCTGAGTGCGTCCATCCACTGTGGCCACACTTCATCAAGACTGTCGAAAGCGTCTGTTTTTATGCCGATAATGCCCGCACCTCTGCCCTTGTGGCACGATTTGCCGTAAAGGACAGGTACAGCCCACATATATGATTCGTCAAATGTAACGCCCTTTGAATCAATCCACGAAAGAGCGTCAACCGTGTGCAGGTCAATCTCTTTGCCGTTGTCATCGTACAAAGCATAGTGAATATAGCCGTAACCGTATGTTTCTTCAAAACGGTAACGGCGGTGTTTTTGCGTGTAATCGGTGTAAAACTTAACCTCTCGGATTCTGCCTCGCACATATGTAAAGTCGATGTTTTCGGCAGGATACCATTCAACAATCGGAACATCTGATACAGCCGTGTCAAAGCTGACCTTAAAAGCACCGTCACCAACAACACATAGGTCACGGAGCATTTGCTTAACCGTGTCGGATAGCTTGTTCTGCTTTTCAATGTCTTCCCAACGCTCTGCATAAGCGGTTGAATTTTTACTTGTAACATCTGTGCCGTTGTAGTCGGCAATTACGATATTCACAAGCGTTTCGCAGATGAGTGCCGGCAAACCCGTGTGTATTTTACGGATTTCAAGCCCCTTTGTGCTTTTTGCCGCCCAAAACATAGTTTTGTTTGTATCAATCTGCCTGTACAGCTCCGCAAGCTGTCTGCTGTTGCCCCAATACCAAATGCGATTGATAAAGCACTCGGTCAGATGATTGCTTGTTTCGGTGACGGTAATTGTTTTGTCGCTTGCAGGAGTAATCTGCAAAAAGTTTTTAATTCCCGATCTGATAGATTCAGCCATTCTGTTAATCAGCCCCATTTATTTCACTTCCAATAATATTTTTAAACGGCAGCCACGCATATTGACCGCTGTTAATGCAATGGTCGTGACCGTCCTCGGGTGTATTGTCTTTATCCTCTCGCCAGCTGTAAATTTCAAACTCGGCAATCGTGTTTTTACAATGTTCAAGCACAAAATAACAGTCGGTGGCAAGCCAGCCGAGTACAAGATTGATTCGGTCGATAATCTTCGTTTTCTTCCATGCATTTGCAAAGTCATAGACACAGCCGTGCTGTCGCTTATACTTTTGAAATTCGGTAATAGTCGCTTGGTCGGCGCTGTCAATAAAAGCCGTGCGTGCAAAGCCCCATTCATCACGGTTGCGGTCAAGAAAATCAATAAAATTCTTCACCGTGTCACTCGGGGCAATAGGTGTTTGCATTTCAGCGTTGTTATAAACTCTTTCATCAAGCTGAACACACTTGCCGTGATTGGTAATGCCGTAAAATGTCATTGCGATAGTGTCAGGCGACTTCTGCGAATAGGCGGTATCAAGACCTGCGGTGAACTGAACAAAGTGTTCCGATTTGCGGTTACAGTTCAAAAACTTTCCTGCCCACTCTTTTGATTTGATATGTCTTGCCCTCTCAAAATTCGGGAACACAAGACCTGTTGCTCTGCCTCGCAAACCTAAGATTTTATTTTTATAGAGCTTTGTACCTTTCGGTGCAGAGTTCTTTTTCTTTTCAATCTGTTCGGGTGTAAGACTTAAATTGTCGGCAAAAGAAAAGAACCAATACCGCCAATTCGGTACAGGTTCTTCGGTAAGCTCCGCCGTAATCTCGGGAGGAACATCGTTTTCATATTTTTTAAAAGGACGGGAGCGGTTGACAAACTCCTTATACACAGGCAGGCTCGGATCATCGGGATTCAGCGTTGCAAGCATATAGTCATTACGGGTTGACATCTCTCGGATAAACTCGATATCGGCGGTGTTGATTTCGTCAATATAAACGCACCCAAACTGCGCACCGAGAACCATTTCCCACTTATCCCGACTGCTGTAACCGAGAATATAGATAATTTTGTCCTCAAACTTGATATGCGGCAGCTTGTAATCCTTGTCGCCGTTACCACAATAGACAGCGTTGCGGTGCAAGTCGAGAATACCGTTGTCCTGTTGAATTATAGTTTCCTCAGCCTTGCCCGTAGTTTTGGCGGCAATTGCGTGAAGCTTCTTCGGCGACTGCGACACCATTCGCATAAACTTAACGCCTGCTCCGACTGTTGTTTTTCCTGAGGCTGTAGTGCCTTCAAGAAATTCAGCCGACACATTTGTTGTGTTGATAAAGTCGATATATTTTTGTGACAACGGGAATTTGTTACTCACTCAGCCCCTCACCGCCCAACTGTCTGAACACATCGGATAGCTTTTCGGACTGCTCAACTTTCGCATCAACCTTAACGGTGTATTCACCCGTCATCTTGTTGAGCGTGTCAATCGCCCTGATTCTGTCGGAGGTGTCCTGCCCGTCATTTCTTGCAATGTCGGACAAAGCAACCTGTCTGTCCTTTGCACTCATAATGCGCTCATCTTTGAGCTTATCGGAAAGCTGTTTGATGTACTCTGCAACTCTCACATTCTCTAACAATTTGCAGGCATTGGCATTTGCGTAATTCTCGGAATATCCTGCCTGTATCGCACTCTGAACGGTGTTACCGCTCTGCGCATAATATTCCGCAAACTTCCTCTGCCTTGCATTTAATTTGTCTTTCACGGTACCACCTCTCTTTGTCTGAAAATTCTAAAAATAAGCAAAAGAAAAGAGAGTACTAAATGCACTCTCCATTAATCAGTATTAGGCGTTAAAGCATTAATTCTGTCATTCAATTCTATCAGTGTATTTTTCACATTTAGATAGTCTTTAGGTGTAAAAGATTTATCATTCCTACTATTAAGCATCACATTATTAGCTCTCGATAATCTTCGATAACAGGAAACAAGTAAATCGAGATTATCTGGATAATTACTCAATGCATCTTTGCATTCCATAACCAGCCGTGCAAAACTACGATTATTGAGGCCACAATTTAATTCATCGCTAACATTTTGCGTATTAGAAAGCAGTCTTATTGAGTCTTCCATAGCATCTAACTTTGAATATATTGATTGCATCATAAGTCTAGCCAAAACAACCCCATCAATTTTGGAATTATCTACAGTTGCATTTTCTAAATTTGCTATACTCATTAACGAAAATGAACCATTTGCATAAGTTTCCTTTATCGCATTAGCAATATCATCTTTTGCCTTAATAACATTTTCATACAATCTATCTCTCTTATAAAAAACAGTATTTATTCCTGCTACGTCAAAAATTTTATCAGTAGCATCATCCTGTATCAAAACTACTTTTTTACCATAGGCTTGTCGAATTCCTAATTCATACATAACATTCGGATTTCTTGAACTTAAATCACAAATTGCCATATCACATTCAACTAAATTTTTCAAAATTTTTTGCATTATCGAATCACATATTTGATTACTGTCTGCTCTTACAGGTTCAAACCCCGCCTCTTTGACAGCAGGAACAATTATCTGTTCGTATATTTTATTAAAATGACCTGCAGGGTATTGTGGCTGGTCTGATATAGGCATTATAACAAAACAGGGTTTTGCCTTATTTTCTTCGCTCATATGCAACTCTCCTTAGTTGTAATATATCACTAATCTATCATATTATTTGACACAATTCAACAGATTTTACATTTTTCTGTAAACCGCACAATTAAGGAAGTAATAATTTGTATAAAATAACCGCACACAACACAAAATCGCCCTCGGGGTGAGAGCGGTCTGTGCAATTTTTTAACTTAGGAGAGTTTCGCATATGTCCTGTTTGTCAAACTTTCATAATACCATTATACGCAGGGTAAGGGTGACATTCAATGACATTTCAAAATAATTTTACGAGAAATCGAACTTTTTTCGGAACGCCTGTAACGCTTCGCCGTGCAATCTCAGGGTATGCCTTACGCTCATTTCCATACTCTCGGCAATATCCTCCCATCTCTGACAATTTATGTAATACTCAGTCAAAATTGCAATGTAACGGTAATCGTCAAGTGCGTTGATTTTACTGCGGATTTCAGTTTTCAACCGCACAAGATTGTCAATTTCCCGATTGATTTCAGCCTGAAGGTCTGCAATCCTGTCAACAATCCGCATAGGGTCATTCACTCCCGATGTCTTAACATGCTCATTCTGCTTAACCGATACCTGTGCAATATTCAGCCTAAGTTTTGACAGCTCGTGTTCTTTCGTTCTGATCAGCTTATCCGAAACCCTGACCGAATATAAATAATCTTTAACCGTCAATCCACTTCACGCTCCTCGTCAAGCATACCAAGTTCCTGCGCCAACGCAACAACAGCGTTTACAATCAAATGCAAATCCTTACCTTTGATGTTACACATATTAAAGCAAACATCGCCCTCATCGTTATCAAGTTTACCAAAATCAATAACAAGTCCCTTTGTGATCGTCTTGCTTTCATTGTTATCGTAATTAACGGTAATGTTTTTAATATCTTTCATTTTCTTCTACCTCACTTTCAAGCCAATGTTTCGTGCAGTCAATACAGCTGTCGTTGAATCGTTCTTCCATAGGGCAACCGACATACGGAGTGCCATACGGGCAGTCGAAAAAACTCATACAACTCCGAGCCATTTCGTCAATTGACATCTGTTTGATTTTTTCAAAGTTTGTCATTGTTTTCGCGTTCCTCCTTTTTCGGCTTTTTCGGCACCAATTCACCAATGAGATTTAACCCCTTGTAACATTCATCACATAGATGTATTTTAATTCTTCTCTTACTTTTAACAGGAATTGGAATCCCACTAAGGCAATCAGTATCAACAGCCCCTAGATAGAATTCCTTCATTTTAACTGTGTATGGATCTGCGATAACTTCCTTACAACAATCACACTGATAGATTCTCATTTGCTTTCACCGCCCCCAACAGGCTGATTCCAGCATTCAGCACAGTAATTGTCTGTTCCGCCGCAATCTTCTATCTCATTCAGCCCTAACTCATTCGGACATATCCATTTAGGCAATCCTTTATTGTTAAGCTCTACTTTTGGAAAATACTTTAGCAATTCGGACAAATAAGTTTTCTGTGGATGCTCGTCACTTCACCTCTGTACAGCCTTAACCGCCTTTTCGGGATAATACATTTCAAAGGTTGGACACGATAAACCTTCACCGTTGTTATTACTACACAAAGGACAGTTGCTACACTTAATTTTACACAGTCCGTTCTTTGTTCTTTTCGTCATCCTCAACTTTTCGTTGAAGTAGTTTGTAGTAATATTGCAATCAATCATTTTCTTGACCTCCTTCAAAATTAACAACTTTTCCATTGTCGGTGTAATCTCTGCGGTCAAATTCAAGTTTCAGTTTGTCGATAACCACACGGTCGATATGTTCCCAGAACACTTCGTCAGTGTCGGAATGTTCAATTATCTCGGTCATCGACTTCAAAGCCTTTGCACATCTGTCACGGCCAAAGCCGAAATCTTTATGCAAGGCATACAGCATTGTTTTAAATACTCTGCGTGTGATGTTTTTGTTTTCTTTTTCTCGGATCTGTTCATATGCGCTTTTTGCAATCCGTTCAGCTTCCTGTTTGAGCTGTTTCGGAATCTTAGGTGGTATTCTCGCTTTCATCGTTTGCTCTCCTTTCGTCAATCTTATCAAGTGCAGTTACAATCAACGAGCTTTTGGCTTTGGTGTCCATAAGCTCTGCCTGATAGTAAAACCGACCCGTTGTATTCCGTCTGATGATACAGCCTTTCAGAATGTATTCTGCTCCATTGTACAGCACGGTTCTTTCAAGGTTGCGTTTAACTTCCGAGATATTCACAGTTCTTCCACCTTGATGTAAATACCCGAAACCTCTGCCCAAAACTTTTCACATATCTCACTTGCAACAAGTGCGTCATCAGACCAAAAGCCGATAGCGGTCATACAGTCTTTTAGCATTTTTTGCAGATTGTCCGTGTCAGGTTTTGTTATACGATATTCGCCGTCCTGATGTTTACCACGAGGAAAGCACCACTTTGTTATCAGTCTGACACCCGACTTGTACGGGTCTGACGGTTTAAACTTTGCTAAATGTGACATGAGCTTTTCTCTTGCCTGTTTCACCTCGGGCGGATTGTAAAAAACAGGTTTGCCGTTTTTTACCATAACTTTATGTTCCTGTGCCGTTACGGTCGGCGGTATCATCGGCATAAAAAATTCAGTCTTCATTTTCTTCAAAATAATCAACTCCATACCACAACTTTAATTTCGGGTCGTAAACTATGTATCCGTTAGCTACTAACTTATCCAACACATAATCAATCAACGCCGGTCGTTTAGAAATCCAGTCCATTACCTGATCGTTTTTGTAACTGTAACTTTTATTTGGAAGTTTTCGCCTCAAAGGTGGCATTCCCTTAGCGATTTTCAATCTTTTATCTTTTGAAGTCGATTTGCATTTTGCCATTTTTTGCCATTCCTTTCTTAACTTTAAAATTTTGCTTTTAGTCACAGGTCAGGGGAAGGAGTTGTTGTGCGTAAGCTTCGCACAACTACTTCACCCCTGTGACCTTAGTGAACGGAAATACTCCTATATATATAGAATATATATATAGGTTTTTTCTTTCCCTCGGAAAATCTCGAGAAAAAAGTCATTTTCCGTCATTTTCGGAAAGAGAATTTCTCGGGAAATTTTCCCTATTTTCCTTCACGGAAAGGGAAATTCTCGATAAAATTTTCCTTCCAAATTTGACAAAAAAGGAAAATTTATTCGACTTTTTCCTTTTCCCTCAATCCTGTTTTACCGCCGTCAATCCAAAATCCGCCGTGTTCTTTTAGTCGATTTCGGACTGTTTTTTCGGTAACTCCAAGATATGTAGCAATGTCATTTATATCTGCCTGACCGTTATTTTCTTCTGCAGTAAACGCTGTCATAATAGATTCTGAGCGTTCTTTTTTGCGTTCCGATTCACTTTTTTTCTTGCTGAAATTCTTTTTGTAGGGTGAGCCTTTGATGTTAAAATCGCCCTCAAAATTACAGTCCTTCAACACACCTGTTGCGTCCGATTTGTGAATCGGATAATCAAACCAAAGGTTAAGTGCATCAAATGCCGGAAACTCTCGCAGAGTACCCTCTATTCTCCACGCTGACATCCCTTTTACGGTTTTTTCGGCACGGGCAACATCTGACATCATCAGCTTAAAAGACTGTTCAGGAAGCGTTTTGCGTGCGATGTCAATCATATTATTTGACATTACCAAATCGTCCTGCGAACACACTTCACTGATTTTGTTGAAGCGACCTATCCAGTCTTTGCAGATTTTACAGGTTCTTTCATCCTTTTGCTGTTTCATCAAATCATCGCTGATTTCAAGTCTTGTAAGGTCAAGAAGTGCGTCAGGGTCACGAGCGAAAACACCCGAACCCGACACTCTGTCCATTGACTTCTTGCCACCCTGTACACCTTTTGAATGGTGGTGACAGTAGATTACCGCACAACCGATTTCAGTACACACCTTATCAAACTGGTTGCAGAAGTGTGCCATTTGGTCAGCACTGTTCTCATCGCCTGTAATAACCTTGTATATCGGGTCAATCACTACGGCTATAAAGTTGCCTTTCAATGCTCTGCGTATCAGCATTGGGGCAAGCTTATCCATTGGTACGGATTTACCTCTTAAATTCCATATATCAATCTTGTTTATGTTCTTAGGTTCAAGTCCCAATGCCTCATAAACATCTTTAAAACGGTGAAAGCAGGACGCACGGTCAAGCTCAAGATTCACATACAAGACATTGCCCTGCGCACACTTAAAGCCGAACCATTCTGTTCCCTCGGCAATTGCAATACACAATTCGATAAGACCAAATGACTTACCTGCTTTTGAGGGTCCGCCGAGGAGCATTTTATGTCCCTGTCGCAATACTCCCTCAATCAGAGGCGGAGCAAGTTCAGGAGGATTTTCAAAAAAATCTGCAAGGTTGTCAAGGTCGGGCAAGTCATCGTTGATACTTTCCACCCAGTCTTTCCACTCGGCAAAATCGGATTTACCGATATTGGTGTCAATGATAAACTGCTTTTTGCCGTTGCGGATAACACCGGGCATACGGCTCAGCCTTGACGGATTGCGGTTCTGCTTGTCGATTTCAAAGCCGTTTTTATGGCATACATTGTAGAGATAATCAACTCTTTTGCGGTATTCGTCATAGTTTGCGGCATCAATCTTAACAATAGCGTGGACTGATTTTCCGCCCGAATAAACAAGCACCGCAACAGGCAGCTCAAGCTCTCTGATGATTGCATTTTGTTCTTCAAGAGCCATACAGTCAGATTCCACGAGAGCATAACGATAATCGGTTACATTCTCGTTTTTAACACCCTTACCGTCCAACGGATTAAACCTTATCCACGCACCTGCCTCGGGTTTGTAATCACCAAATACATTTGAGACATCGCCGTCACAGTTATTAAGTGCGGCAATAAGCTCACCTGCCGTACGGTCACAACTGCCCTTTGTAGGCAGATATTTAACCTTGCCGTTATCGTTCTTCTCCCAAGTTTCGGTTACATAGCCGACATTTTCGGAGCTGTCAAAGAGGGTTTCAAGGTAGGTTACAATTTCATTCACAGGATTCCAGTTTGCAGGCTCGTGAAACTTTACACCCTCACAGGCTGTTACTCCGATATCGCTCTGTTCAAAAGCAATTTCATCATTCCAGCCGAGTTCTTTCGATTCACGGAAAGTCATACCTCTGTCTTTTGCCATTTGAACTATCGTGCCTGCTGTGACAGGTGAGGCAGAGCCGTTAAAGCTCTGCCATTTCTTTTCACACTCACCGTTGTGATATCGGCTGTCTGCTCTGCTCCAATCGTCCCAGTCCCTTACGCTGTACCCCTCTTGTTTGAGTGCCATTCCGACATTTACCCAGTCTTGGTAGTCGAGCTCTGACGGACTGATGTATTCAAGTGCATTAAGTAAGTCCAACCGTATTCACCTCGCTTTGCGGTACATATGTTTTCGGGTTAATGCTTTTCGGAGTTCTCCAACCGTTTGCGGCAATCCTTGAAATCAAGGCTGACGCTTCGTCAAACTGCCATTTGCCCACGTGCTGAAAACCTCTGCTTTCAAGCATACGGATTTGTTTAGGTGTGGTTAAGCCCTCAATTCTTCGCTTTTCGAGCCTGTCAAGAATAAGTTTTGCTTTGCCGGCACTCTGAATTTCATCGGGGAATATTCCGAGCTTTTCAAGCTTTGCTTTCTGTTTGTCTGTAGGCGGAGAACACTCCCAGCCGAATGCCGGAACATATCCTGCAAGGTCCTGCGCCTGAATTGACATTTCGTACTGCAACGGATCTACAAGTTTGCGTTTGCGTGTTCGCATTTCCGCAAGCTGATTTGCAAGCGCTTCTTCACGCTGAGCCACAACATCTTCGCTTGCTTTTTCCTCTGCTTCTTCAATATCAATCGGACATCCTGCCTGTTCCGATAAGTTTTCGGTCATTTTTTGTGCGACTTCTTCATTGTCGCAAATGAGATGTGCAGGTCTGCAAAGTTCGTGCCTTTCGGTGTGCCACAAAAAGTCGAGCAACAAAAGCTCCGTCTTGTTTGGAGCAAGTCTTGTACCTCTGCCGACCATTTGGCAGTAAAGTCCACGCACCTTTGTAGGTCTTAACACGACTACGCAGTCAACACTTGGGCAGTCCCAACCCTCGGTTAAAAGCATTGAGTTACACAAGACATTGTATTTATCGTTTTCAAAGTCCTGCAATATTTCTGTTCTGTCATCACTGTTACCGTTTACCTCTGCCGCTTTAAAGCCTTTTTCGTTCAAAATGTCTTTAAATTTCTGCGATGTTTTTACAAGTGGTAAAAACACAACAGTTTTACGGTCCTTACAGTATTTTTTCATTTCTTCGGCAATCTGATAAAGATACGGATCAAGTGCCGTGTCAATGTCGCTTGCTTTAAAATCTCCTGCCTGTGTGGCAACTCCCGAAAGGTCAAGTGTAAGCGGTATTGTCACAGCTTTAATCGGTGACAGATACCCCTCTTTGATAGCCTTAGGGAGTGTGTATTCATACGCAAGCGAATCAAATACTGCTCCTAAATTTTTCATATCTCCTCGGTCGGGTGTTGCGGTAACACCCAACACTTTTGCATTGTCAAAATGCTCAAGCACACGCTGATAGCTGTCGCTGATTGAGTGATGTGCTTCATCAATAATGATTGTGTCGAAATAATCGCTGTCAAAGTTTGACAGTCTTTTCTCACGCATAAGCGTCTGTACAGAGCCTACAACAACCCTGTTCCACGAACCTATGCAACTTTGCTCGGCTTTTTCAACCGACGAATTAAGTCCTGTTGCTTTTTGGATTTTGTCCGCCGCTTGGTCGAGCAATTCTCCACGGTGGGCAAGTATCAGCACCCTGTCACCTCGACGGACACATTCTTCGGTGATTTTTGCAAAAACTATCGTCTTGCCACAGCCTGTAGGCAAGACAAGTAATGTTTTTAAATTGCCGCTTTCCCACTCGGAGAAAACGGCATTCTTCGCTTCATTCTGATACGGTCGTAACTGCATTAAAAGCTACCCGGTGTCCAGTTATTCGGCATCGCAGTATTTGGCGTTGCAGGCTGTGTGTTATACTGTGGCGGATATGTAGGCTGTACATACTGCTGAGGTGCAGGCTGTGCTACGGCAGGAGATACCGTTGTCACCTGCTCATCGTAGGCATAAAAATACTTGATGTCATTTGTTACGCCCTCTGTACCGTCATTCTTGACATATTTGCGTATGATAACCTGACATTTACCTTTCTTGCCGATAATGCCTGTCCAGTCCATACGGAGCGGTTCGCCGTGCTTTTTCATTGACACGGACAAAAAGAGCTGTGACAGCTTCCATTCAAGCGAGGAGTGCAGTACGAAATTAACTGTAATTTCTCGCTTGTCATCTGCTCCCCACACATCAAAAGTCACCTTTGCCATATTGCACGGCGGCAGTTTGCCTTTACCCTGTGAGCGAGCACGCTCAACCTTTGCTACTGTAAAATCATAATCACCCTCGGGGAGCGGTTCGTAATTTCCGCCCTCTTCGGTTATTTCGTCGTTCCAACCGAATTCTCTATCCATTTATACATCTTCCTTTCTTATTAAAACGGTAAGTCACGGTTGCTCTGTATCACTTCGAATACCTTATTCCACGCTCCCACAAGGCAACCGCTAATAAATCGTGGGTCATAGTTTGTGATTGGTGTATCGTAAGGGTAGTGTCCCTGTGTAAACACCGCCTGTCTGATTTCGCTTTCATCAACACCGTTAGCTCTCATAAGGTCGGCAAGAGCTTTTGGTATGCCCTCGGGAATATTGACAGATTTATCATTCTGTATCTGAGGTGTTGACAGCGGTACAGATTCGGGAGTTTTTTCAATTTGCGTAGGTTGTGGCACAGGCTGTGTCACAGGCTCTGCCTTAGGAGGCTGAGGTATCGGATTCTGCGGAACAGGAGCGTTATTTACAGGTGCAACATCATTAAAAATATGGGCAATGCCTGCATAGCTAAAGTCCATTTCTTCGGGCAGTCCGTGACGGTTCTTTGCGTCCCAACAAGGGTGATGAAGCGTGTACATCACTCTCCCTCCGCCCTGCGCTTTGTACTTTCTGCCGTCTTTGTCGGTTGCCACCGCTACTGTTTTATAATTTGCGAAAAGCACCATATCCGCCCATTCTTTTACAAGCGGAGAAATCTGTGAAGCAGTCTTTTTGCCGAGTTTAAGCTCCCAACGGTCATATTCCCCGATTTCATCAGGCTGTGAAAACTTGCGGAGCTGTGCGTGTGCGGTAAGCACAACATTGATACCTCTGTCGATTAAATCTTCAAGGCTGTTCAAGAATCTGCCGAACTCCTCTTTTTCGTAAACATATCCGTTTCCGTAACCGAAATCTTCAATACCTTTTTTGCCGTACTTTGAGCAAATATCATCAATACAAAGCTGTTCTGCCCAGTCGATTGTATCAATAACAACCGTCTTGCATACAGTCGGATTGCTTTTGATATATTCAAGCTGACTCTTGAGCATCGTCCACGATGTCGGCTTATCCATTCTTGCAACATCAAGGTTTTTTGTGCTGCCCTCCGTGTCGATAAACAGAGGATTCGGAAACTGCGAAGCAAAAGTTGACTTGCCGATACCCTCGGGACCGTAAATTACAACCTTTTGAGCCGACTTGATTTTACCTCTTGTGATGTTCATTATCTCACCCCCTGTACATCTGAAAAATTGATTTTATTGCCGTCAACATCAATGACAACATAGTCGATTGCGTAGTTGAGCAGTTCGTTTGTCAAATCCTGTATTGACTTGCCTGTCATACCTGCAATCAAAACAATTCTTGAATAGTTTTCAGGCATAATCTTGACCTTGGTATAACCGCAGGCAAGCTCTCTGTGCGGATTGCATTTGATTACACATTCATTTGTATTTGCTTTTGCTGCTGTTTTAGCTGTAGTTCTTGTAGCCATAATTAAAACTCTCCTTCTGTCCAAGTCGGTGTTGTAACAGGTGCGGTTGTTTCGGACTTAATATAACCGTCCTCAATGATGATTGAACATTCATCACCGTTTGAAACTCTTGTTGTAATAGCCTGCAATCCCTCTGATTCAAGCCATTTTGCAAAGTCTTTGAGTGTGTCGGTATCCATTTGTTCGAGCTTGTCAAGCAGGACAAATCCGCATTCGGGATTGAGCTTGCGAACAATTGCCGTAGTGACACGAAGCTGTTCCGAACCGCTCATGTTGTCCCACTTAAAACCGTTATATGTAAGCTCGCCCTTTTCAACCGATAAACCGTCAAGGGGCAAATTTGCGTTATTGAGCAAGTCATTTTTTGTTTTGCGGATTTCTTCAAGCTGTGTCGTCATATCGGCGTACTTGCCGTAATATTCCTTTGCGTCCTCATCAGCTTTCTCTTTATCGAGGTTGGCTCTGACTTTGCGGTTAATTTCGTCAATCTCGGTAATGTTTCTTTCAAGCTCTGCCGTGCTTTCATCGTGCAGTTCGGCAACGGTCTTTCTGCTCTGTTCAAGCTGTGCAAGCACTTTTGTAAGTTCGGAATTGTATTTTCTCAAATCCTCGTTAAGCCTGTTGATTTCGCTCTGCAAATTGTTGGCACGGATTTCAAGGTTATCTTTTTCTGCTCTCAGACGGTTATTTTCACCGTTGCGTGCAAGAATTTCCTGTTGTTTATTGATAAGTTCCGAGGCTGACACAGGTTCGTTCGGCACGCCTTCGTATTCGGGCATTTCGGCGGCAAACTTTTTCTTTTGGTCTGCAATCTGACCGATAGCACGGCGCTCGTTATACACTTGTGTTTCCTGCGTTTCAAGCTCGTAAACTCTGTTGCCTACACCGATAATCTGCAGGAGTGTGTCAGCCTTTTCCTTGCCGGTTGCATTCATAAATTTCGGCAGGTCAAGAGCAAAGTTACTGACAAATGCGTCAAGCAAAGCCTGTCCGCTTTTGTTGCCTGCGGTATCAATCACTTTAAGGCTGCTGTTCTTACCGCTACGCTCCACAACAATACCGTTTGAGAGCTTGATTTTGATATGTGGCGGAATTGTTGAACCCTCACGGTACGGAGCAGACGGAGCGAAACGATTACCGCCGAGAGCCCACGCAATTGCGTCAAGAACAGACGTCTTGCCCTGTCCGTTTTTACCGCCCAACACGGTAAGTCCGTTTTCGGTCGGTTCATAAGCAACCGCCTTTACTCTTTTTACATTTTCGATTTCAAAAGCTGATATTTTTACTGACATATTAAAGTCCTCCTTGACAATTCGTTTAAAATTGTCTATCATTTAATTAATGTATTTTTCTTTGTCCGTTGAGGCTTTGCAGAGCTTCAGCGGATTTTTTCTTTTTCAGTTGACATTTGAAACACCCATACATTCAAAATTGAATGCTTCGGATTCAGGCGTTTCAAGGGCTTTGAGCTTGCGTTTTAGCTCTCGGTTTTCGTGCCTATAACCGCTTGACGCTGTTTTTTCAAGTGCAAGGTCTGTTCTTGCGTTTCTCAGTTCAATGCTGAGATGTCTGTTCTCTGCTCTGAGGTTTTCAATATCTTTGAGCAGCTTTCTTTTTGTCGGGTAATTTCTTAACCGCATTTGTTACACTCCTTTCAACGGGTTTGAACCGAGAATATAATTGAGAAACGGTATTCTCGGAATACGGATAGATGTGCCGACTACAATTACATTGAATCCCAATTTTTCGGGTTCGTCCTTTGCCTGTTCACGCAAGTTTTGCGGAGCAACTCCAATAGCCTTTGCGGCATCTTCCGAAAGCAGATAGACATCACTGCTATCCATAATTTCTTTGATTTTTTGTTCATCTGAACCGTGTCCATATAAACACCTCCTTAATTTTCGTTGCTTGTAACATACGGAATTTCTGTTCCGTCAATTTCAAGAAGGAACTTGTCCTTTGTGTCAATAAGTTTAAGTTTTGCCATTTTCTCACCTGCTTTTCGATATTTTATTGCTTTATTACCCAAATAATGTTATTATTTATTTAGAAAGGTGGTGCACATATGAGTGACCAAAACATAAATGATACTGCTTATGGTGTTACAAAAGCTGTTTTAGAATCAGAAGCAGTAAGTAATCTTACAAATCCACCAACAAAAGTTGTAGGTGGTCTGTTAGCCGATTTCATAAACTTGACTGCCGGTGGCATACATTATGCCTCAATGAAAGCTGAATTAAAGCGTCAGAAAAAATTTGAAGCTTTCAAAAGCAACATTGAAAAAGGTGTAGAGAATATCCCACCTGAAAATCAAGTTGAACCGAGAGAATCAATTATCGGACCGGCTGTTGAAAAAGCAAAACACTGTATGAATGAAGATGAAATTCGTGAAATGTTTGAAAAGTTAATCATCAATTCATTCGACAATAGAAAAATTGAGAAGATTCATCCGTCTTTTTCTGACATTATTCAGCAAATGTCACCTATAGATGCCCAGAATTTGAAATGTTTTGCAAACGAAGAGCGTTTACCTGTGTGCGAAATACAATTAAACCTAACAGACACTTCTCACAGAACTTTGCTAACTAATGTTTTTTGCAGTAATAAATTGTGTAATTCAATTGAACAACAATCAATATCTTTGTCATCCTTATCTCGTATAGGGATTATAAAAATTGCATACGATGAATACTTAACCGATGATTCGTTTTATAAGATTTTTGATTCATTACCTTTAGTGATAGGTTTGAAAAATCAAGTTGAAGCTGATAACAAAATTAATAACACTAATTTTAAAATTGATTTGCAAAAGGGAGTGGCAACACTTACTCCTGTTGGAAAAGCGTTCATTGATGTTTGTCTTCGTCCTTTGCCCACTTAATCAGATCCATAATTTGAGCGTCGTGCTTATCAAGGTAGCTGTCTATTGTTTTATACAAATGGGCGGCTACTATTTTTATTGCTAATACTGCTGAAACAAAAGCTGTGCAAAGCATTAGCAGTCCTAAAATTATTATTACTTCCGTCTTTTTTCACCTCTTTTCAGCGTGGTAGTTTCCTTGTTTATAAGGTTTTCAAGTTCTGCGATACGCTTTGTAAGAGCACCGAGGTTTCAATAAACTTCAAGCATATCCGCCGTGTAATTAGGCACTTTTTCCTCAACGATTTTCATTCGTTTGTTAAGGTTGTCAAGTGCGCCGTACACATTAAAAATTTCATCTGTATGAGTGTTAGCCATATAAATCTCCTCCTTGTAGCAATACCAGTCATCATGTCAACACTATCAAGCATACTAATAACGCTGATAACACTGATGATATCAGGGATACTGCAATAGATGTAAAAATCGGGTGTTTCATTAACCATTCAAGGATAAACACCTTATCTCACCCCCCTTTTAGTGTAATAGTTGCATTTTGTAACATTTTTGAAATAGTCACAAAATTATTTGACAAAACATAAATATTCTTGTATTATCGTTAAAGAAAGTAATATATTTACAGAAAGGAACATATTTATGGATAAACTTTACTTTAGCAATAATGCCGATGAAAATGCTGAAATTGATTTTCAGCAAATGCAATTAAACATTTCCCGTAATTTTGCCCAATTAGCTGAAAAATTGAAACCTATGTATGCTGAATTAGCAAAGGAAATGAGTAAAAATATCGGACACGCACTTACCGAATCGTTAGCAAAACCGCTTGAATCAATGAAGAACGCTTACACATTTTCTCCCGAAGTTGTTAAAACATTTCAAGAGCGTATAAAAGGTTACTGCAAAGAATTTCCAATTCCGCAAAGTGATAAAGAAATATCTGTTCATTTAGATGATAAACAGCTGGAAGTTTTGGAAGCTGTTTATATCCCCGTCAACGATTATTCTAATTCTGAAAAATCTGATAAGAATATTAAAATAATGTCAGTTCAAGCAATATTTATATTGATTTCACTTATAACGACAATAATACAGCTTGTAACGACCACTATTGAAAACAACACAGCGCTTGTCAACAATGATACCGCTCGTGTCGAATACAAAACGGCTGAACTTAACAACGATACAGCTCACACACAGTATGAATTGGCACTTCTTAACGATTCACAAGATGATAAAATCGACACCTTACTTAAAACAGCCAATGAGCTTATAGAGAAGTATAATGAATCTACCTCAGATGAAATTACTTCTTCAAATTAAGACCTGAAATTATAGAACAAAGAAGTTTTGTCAAGTTCTGAATTTCAGCCTGAAGAACTTTGAGTTCTTTATTTTGCCATATAAAAGCAAGACCTACCAAAATAAAGCCAATTGCTCTTGCGGCTACTTCAATTAAATATCCGATATCTGCAGCTCCCATCTTCTCACCTCCTCGGTTAAACTATAAAGCTGAATAGAAACACACTCTATTCAGTTTTTTGTTGGTTTGCATATCTCAATTTTGAGATGTTTAGGCTAAAAAAATATGCACTTTTCGCGTATCATCAACGATATTTAAAACCTTACAAATCAAAGTTGCTTCATCAACCGTGAACTTTGTCTTGCCTGAAATCTTCGATGATAGCGTGTTTACCGACATTTCCAGTTTTTCCGCAAGTCTTGCCTGCGTATAACCTGCCTCAACTATTGCTCCTTTGAGCATTTGAGCATTTGTCATTTTCTTCACCTCCTTGCTATCTCATTATTGAGATGATTATATTATATACAAGCAGTCCCTGAAAGTCAACCCTTTTTTGAGATATTTTTTAGATTTTTTTGTATTTTCTATTGCAAAATTGAGATTGATATGTTAATATAATGGCAATGAGGCAGGTGTTACACAATGACAGAAGAAATTAGAAATATAGTAAAAAGATTAAAAGACAGTATATTGGATTCAGGCTATTCTTACGCTGAGTTAGAAAAATTAACCGGTATATCTAGATCATCATTGCAAAGATATGCAAATGGAGTTACAGCAAAGATACCAATAGATGCTATTCAGATTATAGCAAAAGCTGTCGGTGTTAAAGCAGAATATATCCTTGGTTGGGACAATACTCCTATGGAAAGAGAAAACAAAGAAGAAGAACAAGCAATCCCACTTCCGCAAACAAATGTATTTATGCGACCTGTGTATGACAGCATTTCGGCAGGGTTCGGAGTGATAGCTCAGGATGTGCCTGTTGACTATATGCCTACATACATCACTTGCCCCTCAGAACAGGATAAATATATATGGATAAATGTTCACGGCGATTCTATGAGCCCTCTGATTGATGACGGCAGTAAAATTCTTATTAAAAAGCAAACCTCCGTTGACAGCGGTCAGATTGCCGCAGTCCTCGTTGATGATGAAGAGGCTGTTGTTAAAAAGGTCCTTTACAACGATAACACCGTTGAGTTGCATTCAGTCAACCCCTACTATCCCCCACGAGTGTTCAAAAATAACGATGTCACCCGTGTTCAAATCCTCGGTCTTGTAAAAGAAGTCAGTAAATCGTTACAGTGAGAAAAGCTGTTTTACTGTAACAGTTAAATTTGTAAAAATATATTGATTTTGTAAATTTGTCGGTGTATAATTATATTCAATTCGTAAAAACAGCCTATTTTTACGAATTGCTTTTCTGATATATGCGTATAATTGTTAAATTACGGCATATAATACTTATTGGAGAGGTGATACATTTGGGGTATAAATCTTTAGATAAGCTGTTTTATTCTGACAAAGAAAATTATGAAAAAATTTACAACGAAAGGTATAAAAGCGAATACGCAGTACACTTAGATTTTCTGATACACGATAACCCTGCTTTTTTTGTGATGATACCCGAATTTATTACGAAAATTCGTGACATTTATAAAACCGATAAGCAAATCAAAGCTTTAAGGGATTCATTACCCGAAAAAGCAATTGACCATTTCGCTATCAGATGTTTGGTTGATGAAATTGTAAAGACAAATGATATTGAAGGTGTTTACAGCTCAAGAAGAGAAATTAACAGTGTCTTGTCAGAACTGGAAACAAAGAGCCACGGGAAGCGTTTTATGGGGCTTGTGCAAAAATATCTTATGTTGCAAAAAAATGAAACTATGTCCTTTGACACCTGCGAAGATATCCGCAACCTGTACAATGATTTAGTATATTTTGAAATCGAAGAAGATAACCCGTCTGATTTGCCTGACGGTAAAATCTTCAGAAAAGATTCAACAAGCGTCCTCAGTGCAACGCAAAAAGAACTTCACAGAGGAGTTAATCCCGAAGAAAAAATTATAGAGTGTATGAATAAAGCGTTGGCAATACTTAATGACAAAAGCATTGAGTGTGTTTTCAGAATATCAATTTTTCATTACCTCTTTGGTTACATTCATCCTTTCTATGACGGCAACGGAAGGACATCCCGTTTCATCAGCAGTTACTTGTTGTCAAAAGAATTTGAATCAATTATCGGTTACAGAATGTCTTATTCTATTAAAGAGAACATAAACGATTACTACAAGGCATTCAAGGTGTGTAATGACCCGAAAAACAAGGGAGATTTAACTCCTTTTATAATTATGTTTACTGATATTATTGATGATTCGTTGCACAAGTTGGTGTACGCTTTGGAGAAAAGATTAGAGCAACTGACACATTACGGAAAGTGCATTATCTTCCTGCCTAAAGGCGCCGACGAAAAATATAGTAATCTGTATTTTTTGCTTATTCAGGCAAGTTTGTTTTCCGAAAGCGGAATAAGCACAAAGGAACTAATGGATGTTATGAAATTAAGCAGAAGTACAGTTACAAACAGGTTAAACACCCTGTCTGATTACGGTTTAATAATCAAAAAAACTTTAGGCAATATCCGTTGCTACAGTCTCGACATAGATAAAATAGATACAATAATGGAAGAGATAAATAAATAAAAAAAACCGCCCTGACCTGTTGGCGCAAGTCAGAGCGGAAACCACCTACACAGGGTGCAGATGATACGATTACACGCAAAATAATTGTATCACAATACCTTGTGTTTTTCAAGTAATTTAAAGCACAAGGGATTTTTGCACCCTTTTTTAAGCAAAAGGAGTGTATAAAATGAAACTGCCTAACGGCTACGGCTCTGTTTATAAGCTGAGCGGAAACAGGCGCAATCCGTGGGTTGCCTGCGTGACAATAGGATACAACAAAGAAACACGCAATCAGGAACGCAGAGTTATAGGCTACTTTCCCAACAAGCCGAAAGCTCTGAACGCTCTTGCTGATTACAATCAAAACCCGTTTGATGTTGATTCGGCAAGACGCACTTTTTCAGAAATTTATGAACTTTGGTACAAGGAGTTCATCACCGAAGACACAAATCCGAACACCAAAAGACAGTATAATGCGGCATACAAACAATGCTCAATGTTATACAATCGCAAGATGTCCGATATAAAAATCATTGATATGCAACGAGTTCTCGATAACTGCAACAACGGTTATCAATCGGTTAGGCGAATTAAAATTCTGTTGAACAAAATCTACGAATACTGCATATTTCACGATATGCTCCATAACAATCTTGCAGAAAAATTGAAAATCAATGCCAAGTCAGATGAAACAAAACGAGCACGCAGGGAGTTTTCGGAAAGCGAAATAAATCTTTTGTGGGAATATTCAAATCTTGATTCGGTAAAAATAGTGCTTATGCTGATTTATTCGGGAGTGCGTGTATCTGAACTTCTCAATCTGAAAATTTCAAATGTAAACCTTGACGAACAGACTTTCTTTGTTGAAAGTTCAAAGACCGATTCAGGTGTACGAACCGTGCCTATAGCAGATAAAGTACTGCCGTTTTGGCAGAAATTCATCTGCGATTCTCAATGTGGATATGTTCTGAATAACACCAATGGCAAGCCGCTGAAATACGATAACTTTAAACGCAACTACTGGACACCTCTGCAAAACGATTTAGGTTTAGACCACACCATACACGAAACAAGACATACCTGCATTTCAATGCTTGTATCGGCAAATGTGAACCACACAATCATCAAAAAAATAGTCGGTCACAAGTCGAAAATGGACTTGACCGAAAAGGTTTACACCCACATAAACCCAAAAGAATTGGTGAACGCAATCAACAAAATATAGTCTTATATTATCCTGAATTGTTCATAATTATGTTCCGTAGCTTACATATAGCTAACAAAATCCCCTATTTTCCCCATTCCTATCCCCCTTGCAAGTTACCTGCACCACAGCCGTTTCTTATGTAGGGACGGCTGTTTTGTATCGCATTTTCGGTCTGTTTTATGGTGATTTTCAAAATATTTGAATTAATTTTTAATAAAAAGCGAAAATTATGTTGACAAATCCGAAAATATGGTATATAATGATCAAGCTGTTGTTATTAAACAACATTTCGAGGTGTAGCTCAGTTTGGTAGAGTGCTTGGTTTGGGACCAAGATGCCGCAGGTTCAAGTCCTGTCACCTCGACCATAGAAAAAACCGCATTAGAAAGCCAGTTTTTAGCTTTTTGGTGCGGTTATTTTTTATATCTTTTTAACGCTAAAATACACCGAAATACAGGAAAAAACAGGTAAAATGTTAGGCAAATGCAAGGCAGGAAAAGTCAGATATAATCGGTACTTTCAGGCTTTCAAAAAATGCGATATTATGCAAAATCATTAAATTTACAAATAACAAACTCCCCTCATCCACTTTTTACGACGGATGAGGGGATTTTTTTGCAATTATGTGTTTGTCAAGACATTAAAAATGTCCTTTAGGTTTTAATCAGCTGAGTGCTTTTTTTGCGTTGGCGATTTTGCTGTCTTTTGCTCGAATACCGTCATTGATAAGATGATAGATAGCATTGATTGTCTTCTCGCCGACAATGCCGTCAACTGTGACCTTACCTGCTCTCTGTGCCTCTTTTACAGCTTTCAAAGTGCCGTCACCGAAACCGTTTGAATTATCGACTTTCGTCTTGATGATTCTCATATTGTATAAAGTAATCAACTGCTTCTTAAACGCAAGTGTTGCTGTATTGTGTGCGCCGTATTTAATCATTTCCTCATTCTCCTTATTTGATGTTTTACCGCACAGCTCGGCGGTTACTTCGTCTGCAAGATTGCCGAGCCTGTTATAGAGCCAGTCGCCCGGACAAGATTTATTCGCAAACCACCTATGTACAGTCAATACCATTTCGCCCGACTTCGGCGAATAATTTAAAGTCTTGTCCTCGTTACCAAACCAAAGCAGTTTAGTCTTGCCGTTACGCTTGCAAATGTCAACGCAAAGTGCAATAAGTTTGTTGTACACTTTACTGTTCATGGTGTACGGAGCTACTGTGTCGCTTGCACATTCGATTGTAACTGCACGCTGGTCATTGGCATTGCTTGACGAACACCAAGAACGATTACCTTCATCAACGCAAAGCAACACTCTGCCGTCATAGCCGATTCCGTAGTTACAGCTTGCCTCACAAGCTGTGTTCTGAAAAATGTTTCCGAGTGTTTCAACGCTACACTGACCGACTACACAATGCGGAGTAATGCGGTCAATGCTGTGTGTGCGTTTACCGCTGTGGTTTGGACTTAATTTTGTGTAATTTACAAGTTTTGAGTTACTCATAATTATTCCTCGCTTTCATCTGTTTTTACTTCGACTGTGGTTTTCAGCCTTTTAACGATTGATACCAAAAATTTCGGCAATGGAATACCGATTTCCGAGAGGTTTTCAAGGATTGAAATTAATTCGTTGATGATAAACCAAATCGTAACAATCATACCGATACAGTAGTTAATCCGCAGGTCGATTCCGCAGTTGACAAGTGCCGAGCTGATGAGATAGTCGGCAACAATACCGACCGCTACGGCTACGATATAGCCTACCTTCTTGATGATGCCTGTTACACCGACACGGCTGTCAAGCGTGTGGCTGATGTATGCCTGTGCCATTCCTGTTGCATAGTCGATGAGCATTACTGCAATCATTACCGCAAACGGTACAAGCAAGATGTTGAGATATGCAACGATTGCACCGCATACCGTGGCAAATAATGCCTGTAAAATGTTTTCTTTCATTGTTTACACCTCGCTTTCGACAGGCTCGTCAATGGTCGGTTCTGCTCTCCAAACTGCCATAACGGCGTTGAAGTATTCGTCAGACAAGACTTTTCTTATCTGTTCTCTGCCCGATTTGCTGTTCATGTATGCGTTGCGGATGTTTACGCCAACCTGCATTTCTTCACCGTTAAAGGTCAAAAACTGCTGTCTGAGTACCGACACGCTGTCCTTTGTGAGCATATCGAGTGTGATTTTTTCTTTAAGTTCCATTTTTAAATTCTCCTTTATTTAATTTTGTACAAGCAAATTACATTAATCTGCTCGCCGTCTGCAAATGTGTAAGCCGTCTTATCCTGTGACTGGAACTGCAACCAAGTGTTATTCTTAACTACTGTAAATTTAAAAAGCTTGCCGAGGTTTGAAATACCGACACAAAAACCATCATCCACAGAAATACATTTGTACGGCAAATCAATCAGCGGATATGTACTGTTTGCTCCAATCGTAACAGCATTCATTTTGACAGTTGTACTAACAATTACGATGTCACCAATCGTCTTATATGTACAGCTTGCACTTTTGATTTTATCTGCAATGGTTGAATACGGTGTAAGAGTTGATGTTCCGCTTTCGATATTCGATGAATCGTACTTATTCGCAAGGAGTGCATCGACCTCTGACGCAGAGTAAGACTTAGTTGGTGTGTTGCCAGACGTCGCAGTTGGTACATACATTAAACGGCCGCCGACAACCCGACTACGGTAGCCAACACCGTCAATACCACGCCAATTGAAACCGCCCGCCTGACTGAAAGTGTTGAAACAACCACCAAAATGGGTAATACGATAACCGTTCAAATTTGATTCGGCATAGAAATAATCGCCAACAGGAAGTGCATTTGTTCCGCCGATTTCTGACGGCATCAGCAACCAATCATAATTCTCACCGCCATAACCCATTGCGTTAATAAAACCACTTGCATTTGCAAGAGTGAATCCAACAGGCTCATAGTTATCAGAATGTTTTGATTCATTGAATGCGAAGTTGTTCGCAACATAGGGTTGACCGCCACCCATAGAACCGTCACCCCAAATGTTGATTCCCTGAATGTGTTTCCATAGGTTACCCCAAGGATTTTCGACACCACGGTATGAGACAGAGACCTTTCCGCTTGCTGTTTCAGTAGTTTGAACACCGCCTTTTTCGTTAATGGTTTCGGTTGCCTGACCTGTACCATTACCAAGTTTAGCGGTTGAACCGGTAAGACTTGAACAGTTGTATGATGTATTATCGGTGATACTGACAATACCCTGCCCGATAGCGGTTTGGGTATTCATTGTACCGAGTTCAATAATCATCAGAAGCTGATTTGCACTTATTGCCTTGATTGTTTCCAAATGCCAATTTGTACTTCTGTTCTGTGCCATCAGTTCAAGGTTTGCTTTAGTCAAAACCTTTTTCAGTCCGGAAATCGATTTCTTTCCTGCAACCGAACAGAGTAAATCTCCGGTTTCAATTGCGGTATCAGTGTCAACACCGTCATTGACATAGGCATTTGCGGAAACATCGTACATACTACCCTCATAGGCTGAATACAGGATATATCCGACCTCGTTGCCGTTTTCGTCGTAGAATGCCGGATGAAGTTTGAAACCTGTTTTTGGTTTTGAACTCACATAGTAGTTCGCCCTGCGTATATGATAGCCGATGCCTGAATCGGTGTTTTTTTCCAATTTTAGCGGAACGACCTTATAGTAAAATTTTGGCTGAAAAACCATTACCTGGCCGTTCGAGCCGTCCTCGGCATAATTTTCGTCACCGTAGTATGCTGTGATTGTTCCGTCATCAGAAACATTACATCTTCTTCTGCCGCCGTACATTGTGAATTTATCAAAGTCTGAACCTGCCGACAGTCCGACAGCACCTGCAAGCCGTTTGAATGTCTTGTTTTCAAAATCAACACAAAGTCCTACTATATCTTCATCTGTGTAGCCAACGAATGCCTTAACATCGTCAACATCTACCTCGTCAGCTTTGTTTCCGAGAAACTCGTCCGTTTCTGCTGATGAGTAGGTTTCGTTCGCATCGTAATAATACTCGTTAAGATATTCAATACTCGGATAATTAGCGCTGCTATCAGTAATGTCAGTTTTGGAGCTTACCTTGTTCGAGTTGTCTTCTCTTGATTCAAGTGCATTGGCTACGTCTGTTGCGTTTGCCTTGCCTGTAAGGGCTTTCTCTGCCGTCTGCATTCGTGCCGATAACTGACTGACCGTGCTTTTGTCAGCTTTATTAGACACAGACGAATCAATCCCGTTAAGCCTTGCCCCAAGCGAATTAAAACTGCCTCGTGCGTTTTTGACTTCTTTTGTGATTTCCACAATAGAGCTGGCGCCCGGAAAAGCTTTGCTATCATCGTTGATTACGCTTTTTCCTACACGCAAACAAACGGTTTCAGCAGTTATGATTTCGTCGCCTTCCATAAGCACAATGTCCATTTTACAGATGCCTGATAATGCAAGCATTGTGTCTGTGAGCGTAACTGTGACTACATTATTTTCTGTGTCAACGATAGCGGCAACGCTGTCCGCAACGATTACATCGTCAACCGTAGCATTGACTTTTGCTGACATCGTAGAGGCAAGGTCAACAGTTTCACCGTTGACGGTGAACGCAAAATCAATAATGCGTGAGCCTTTATCGCCCTGTCTGACCTCTAAGATTTCGTAGTTTTTGCAACTATTGATTTCGAGTGTCATTTTGGTATGGTTAATATTCAATGTTTTCACCTCATTTTACTATATAATCTGATAACTTTGATTTTGGCGTGCCAAGTTCGAGACTGTTCCAACGTTCAAGCACAAAATCATAGTCTGTTTTAATGATTTTGGCTTGTAAGCTATCGTTTTCAGTATCAACATACACCGTGTCGCATAAATGCAGTCCAAGCATTTCATTAAGTGTTGGGGGATAGTCAACCTTTACATTAAGCGTAGGCGCTCCGTTTGTGTTTACGAGCTGACCTCTTAACACCTGAGCTTGAATATTTAGCTTTTGAATCAAGAAGTCTTTGTTCTCCCCTGTGTGGGCATTAAAATTCCAATAACCCGTTTCATCGCCGATGTAGACCGAACCGCCGTCCGACACATCAACCGTTTTCACTTTAATGAGCTTAGATTTATGGGTTTTGAGCTCTTGCGGTTGTGAGCAGAGTACGAAGTTCTTGTCGCTATATGTATCATGGCAAGAGGCATATGCCGCCACGTGCGAGCAAATATCGTCCGAATCAAGCGTTTGCGTTAAACTGCTCAGATTTTTTCCCCACTTTAAATGGTATTTAGTAGTTGTTCCACGGCTTTTTAAAAGAGACACATTGAAATTGTTATATTTATACTCGCCTCCGAAAACATCAACGAGTGAACCGTCAGCTCCGCCCATAAAATCGCCGAGAGTACACGGAGTAACAAAACCGAGCGTCATAGAGGATTTTGTGGTGATATCAGATGTAAATTTAAAGTAGTGCGCCCACAAGGTCATTTGCGATTGCAAGCCTTCTTCCTGCCCTGTACAAAGGTAATGCCACCATTCCGCAGGTGTGCGCATTATGTCTGTTTGATTTTGTACTTCAACCAAAAAATTGTTATACAGATTATGCTTGATATGCTTTGCTTTGATTACAACGGATTTTTTATCCTTGTACTGCAAATTATAGATTTCAAAAAATTGCGGTTCGTCTGTCGGATTTGGTTTTGCTTTGACAAAAAGTTGTGTATCAAGCAAATCTGCACAGTCATCTGTCACCAAAAGCTCAATTTCAAGCAAATAGTCGCCGTTGCGTTCTTCGGTAACTTTTCCGCTTATAATCTCTGTCATCATACCGATTTTTAACATTGCGTCTTGATTCAAAATATGGGTTGTGTTTTTCAATTCGTATAGCAAGGGATAAAACATTTACAAACACCTCCAATTTGGGGTAATGCTAATCTCGGCATTGCTGACAGCTGTAACCGTAACTTGATTATTTCCGGTGGAAAATTCAGGCGGTAATGTGTCGTTGATGAATTTCGATGTACCGTCAGACTTATACGCTCTATTCTGCATCGATTCGCCGTCGAGCAGAGCGTAGTCATAGCCCGCAGTGCAAGACAAGATATATTTTGTTCCGTTAATAGTTAAATTAGCCTTAGCGTTAATGCCACTGCTTGTATTTGTGTTGGTAATCTTAATGGTCGGCAAGCTTATGTATTTTTCGGGATTACGCAAATTCACCGCCTTATTAACCTCTAATTCAATAGGTTTAGCACCAATCTCTGAGTACCACCAAGGAACACGATTGAATTTGATTTTGGTTGTAAGCAACGAGGGCAACTCTCGTACAATGCTATCAATATTTGATATGTAAGCCTTAGTAAAATAACCGGGATTATAAGTGTCTTTGTACTTCTGATATCCCCGATTTAAGGTCAGCCATTCAGTAACAGCCTTAGCAAGATGATGTGCGGACATCTCAGACAAATACGGCAGAAAACAAATTTCTCTTTCAAACTCCACATTCTGCCACCTGCCATTATCGAGGAGAATGTCGCCGTCCTTGTATGGGATTTCAATTGCTGAAATATCCCTTTTGGAAATTTCGTGCTGTGGAGCTTGTACGAATCTGCCACAAAAATAAGACAGCCATTTGTCTGCAAAATAAAAGTTATGCATATGCCCTCTGCCTCCTTGTGATTTCATCGGCTAACCGATTGCTCATATCGTCAACGAAGCTGTCAATATCCATGTCGTTATTAATCGCAACAGAAGGAATGTTAATACTGATATTGTTGATGATATTAGTGGAATCATTTTCAAACACTGAGCCTCTGCCTTCACGCTTCGATTGACGATATTCCTCAGCCTCTTGAGCTGTGAGAACTGCCTCACCGGCATCAAGATATGCGGCGAACTTATCATGTGGGACATAATCAATACCGGCACGGAAACGAGGTAAGGTTACTTCCGGAATTGGATCTATTTCCCAGCCAATCATTGATGTTGCCCAGTTTACGCCCTCTAAGAGCTTGTTAATAATCCAAATAATGCCGTTGATTACATTCTCAACGAATGCAGGTATAAGGTTAAATACATTCTTGAAAATGTTAACAACACCGTTCCACGCTTGTTCCCAGTTTCCCGAAAAAACACCTTTTACAAAATCTACAATTCCGTTAAAAATCCCCGAAATCGGTTCAAGAATTTTTTTAACTCTTTTAATGGCATTGCCTAAAACTTCTGAAAAGATATGTGCAAGCCATTCAATCACCGGAACAAGTGCAGGGATAAGTGTTTCAAGCATTTCACCGAGTAGGTCAAGAACCGGACGAAGAGCGTCAAAAACCAGTGAGATGACAGGTGATAGCTGTTCAAAGACAGGCTGTAGAATGCCGACAATTGTATCGCACAACTCACTGATAATCGGGATAAGAGGTGTAAGCAAATCATTCAAAAATGTAGCTAAATCCTCTATAATCGGAGTAAGTGCCGTCAACAAGCCATTGAGCAACACACCGGCAAGCTGAATGAACACCTCGATTACAGGCATTAAGAGTTCTACAAGCGTACTGAATAACGGCATTATAGCCTGAATTATCTGCATGAAATACGGTAACAAGTCCTGTATAATTTGCAGTAAAGGTGGAAACAGCTGTTCAACAATCTGAACAATGATAGGTGCTAACTGCTCCATAAGCTGAGCAATAAACGGTAGTAACTCCTCAATTAACGGCATAATCTGTTCAAGCATTGACACAATTATCGGTGCTACCTCTTCGCAAATGTTGATTAAAACAGGGGCAAGGTTGTTTGCCACACTCTCAATCAATGGTGAGAGCTGTTCGAGGAGTTTACCGCCAAGACCGATAAGAGAGTTAAGGACAGGCTCGGCGACAGCACCAATCTGAGCCATAGTGTCAGACAACTGCTGATGAGCTCTGTTAGATTCCATTACATCGCCATTTGTTTTCTTGTATTGAGCCGACGCATCAGAATATAGCGATGTGAGGGTGGATGTGATTAACTGCTGTCTTTCTTGTTCTGATGAGCATTTAGCAAGTTTTTCGTTGAACTCATCTTCTGACACGCCCATCCAGTTAAGAGCATCGGCAAGCGGACCTGTTACCTGTCCAACTTTTGCGGTTTCGTTTGCCGCCTCTGTCAAGCCCTCAATAGGCAAGGAATCACCGAATTGACCGTAAACACCTGTGCAGATTTCTGTCCAAGATTGCAAGTCTTTGGTGGAATTACATAGCAAAGAAAGGTGGTTTGCGGCTTCTGTTGCTTGTCCGCTGTCGCCAACCACAGCATAGAGGTCGGAATATGTTTGCTTTGCGTCTGCCACCGAAAATTTGTTTGTGGTGAAAGCTGTGTCGAGTTTACCCATTTCGGTGCGGTATTCTCGGGTGCTCTCGGCGACAGAGGATAATGCTCCTACGCCTGCCGCCGCACCGCCTACAAGTGCAGTTCCCCATTTAGCTGCTGTTTTGATTCCGCTACCGAGTGTTGAAGCAACGCCCTTACTTTTTTTCTCGGTCTCTGCAATGGATTTGTTTGCTTCATCGTTATTTACGAATATAGAACCGAACAATTTAAATATTTCGACGGCCATTAGCTACACCTCCTCCCATTTGTAGTTATCAAGATAATCTGCAATCGTGCTTTCGACAGTTTCGACATTTACGGTTTCTTCCGCACCTGTCTGCATTTGATTTTTAATCTTGTTTACAAAATCAATATATGACACACCTGTAAATCTGCCTGTCATCGTGAGCATATATGCTTTGTAGAGCATTTCGTCCTCACGGTCATTAATCGCATTTTGAATAATCTCATTAGCCTCTGAAAAAGACAGCCTTTGTAGTATGGCAGTATTTCCGCAACAATACTGCACGAGCATTCCATATGTTCTTACTTCAAGGCTGAGAGCGAGGTAAAAAAACTCTTAATATCATTCTCCCTGATGATTGCCTTTACATTGTCAAGAACCTCGGGGATACTTAATTTACTTACATCATCTGCCGTAATGTCGCCTCTGATATCGGCCAGCAATGAATAGAATTCCTGTTCTGTTTCTTTGGTTGCCAAAGAAGTTAACAGAGTAATCACAAATTCAAGACCGACCGCTTCGGTGTTGACTGTTTCATCTTTGCTGTTATTTTTAATAGCGATACGATTTGCAAAGTCTGCAATTTCCTCTTTGATGTCTGCTTCTTTGATAATGCGAGCAAGAGTGAATGCGTCTTTAATGCTTAATTTTCTCATAATTATGCCTCCGATGTTTCCGTTGTTTCCGTTTTTTCTGTCGGTCTGAAAATTTTAAACGGTGGTTTGATTTCGTCCTCTGAATCATAAACCTCAGGTGAAAGGTTACCATAGAACTGAGCTTCTACCTTACCGTTGTCTTTGTCGGCAATTGCAAGTGTAAGACCGTTCTCATTGAAGCCGTTGAACACCTGAATAATACACGGCTTATCCTCCCCGAGGAGACAGCCTACCCAAGTGATATTCTTAATGTAGTCACCGTCAAGAATAACATCTCTACCTGTGATTACATCGTAGCCTACGACCTTTTCGTCTGTGCCTTTGTCTGCGATGCCAAGACCGTAAATGAAGTTCTGAGTAGTCATTTCGGCAAGTGTTGCTTTAAGGTAAACCTCCCAACCGTCAACTACCGTGTCACCCTTAGTTCTTGTTTTCACTCCGTCAAATTCAAGTCGTCTGAGTGTCGGCTTGGCTGAAAATTCACCGCCTTTGATTGTTACGCCAAGGCACTTACCTGCCTTTTTTGCGCTTGCGTATGTATCGGTTGCAGGGTCGTAGTTTGCAAAAAACGCACCTGCGTCAAGCAACATACGGTCAGCCGTCTTATTGCTGTAACCGCTGTACGGCTTAATCTTTCGTGGCTTAACTGTAGCCATTTTAATCATCCTTTCTGTTGTATTTTCTCATTTCGAGAGTGAACATTACTCTCTTTATTGATTTGTCTGATTCGGCAATATACTGCCGGTCAAAATTGTTGTAGAATTTGTAAAAAACATCATCAACCAAGTATGTAGCCTTTGCTATGTTGTCGTAGATTTTGTCCACAACATCATCAATGCCCGCCGTAGTCTGCCTATCATAAACATTAATGGTCACAACAAACTTGTCATACGGCTCATCCGTGTAGAGCTGTTTAACCTCATATACAAGGCGAGGAAATCCGCTTTCTGCCTGTAAAAAATAAGAGGGTGCATACTCAGCGAATAAGTCTTTCAAAAATTTCTTGATGTTATTCACCGCTGTATTCCCCCTCGTTCAGTTTGCGTTCTGCCTCTTCCGTGCCTACGGTGCTGAGGTATTGCTGTTCAATCTTTATAATGTCTTTGATGTTGCTTTCGGCAGCGTTGCTCAATGCTCCGATTTTTGGGTATTTATTCGTGCCAATCTCTTGGTACAGTCCATAGAAGCCGCCCGGTTTAAATCCTACCTGCAAGTCAGGAATTTTTTGCTTTGAGCGTACCCAATACTGCGTATTTTTCGCCAATCGCCCTGACCTGCGTTTTATTTTCTGCCTTGTCCGTTTACATACCAGTTTTCCAACATCACGCAGAGCGGCTCTCTCAAGCTCTTTGAGCGTGTACTGAATGCGATCAACATTGCTGATTATCTCAACGCCGTTTTTTGTGATTTTGACTGCTTTAGGAAGTGACATTGTTTTCACCTACCACATCCGTTAAATACAGCTCTGTACGCTCCGTTCCTTTGATTTGATATGCACGATAGATTTTGAACTTTTTATTATCAAGGTAGCAAAATTCTTCGTTCTGATACTCAAAGGAATTAACTTCAAGCATACATTCAGGTTTTAATCCGTTAGCTTGTGCCTGAAAGAACTCGGATTGTCTGACATATTGCCGCTGAGCATAGACCTTGCGGAGCTTTTCGGACTGAACGATTTCACCGATATCGTTTGTTGTTTCGTTATAGCCCGAAACAAGCAAAATCAAAGTATCTGCATTCATTCTGTTTACGCTCCTCTCGCCGCCATTGCATCACGCAATTCTTCGTAATGCCGTGCCCATTCGCTATCAGCTGTCACCGAAAAATAAGCACGGCAATAGAATTTGATTGCTTGCATAACAAGTGCAGTTGAGTTTTTGTCGGTGACATTAACTCCTGCACCTGCCATGTCACTTTTGGCAGAATCAATGAGGGCAGATATTTCATCGTCAAACAGCACCGTATTGATACGGAGCGAAACCTTTACGGCTTCAATTTCATTAGATACTGCCATAATTCAAACCTCTTTTAAGCGCTTTTCTTAACAAGCTTGACGAGGCTGTGAGTATCCACGACCTTACCGTCTGCAAGCATTACGGCTTTAAGGACTGTGTTATCGGTGTCGTCCTCTTCGTACTTCTTGACACTTAAGCCCATTACCTCGTTGAAGATGTAATCGTTAAGATTGAACATCATCGCAAAGGTTGTGTCGGCTGAAACCGTGTCAGCATACGAATCCATATAGCCGTCTGTCGGGATAACAGCACGACCGAAAAGTGAGAGTGACGGCTTGCCGTTAAGTCCTTCGGACATACGAGCGACAGGCTGACCGTTGCTATCTGTGATGCCCATGAACGCAAAGAATGACTTCTTTGTCATCAGCCATACAGCGTCATCGTATGCAGCAGGAAGAGCCGCCTCAGCAGAACAAAGTGTTGAATATGTGAGCTTGCCGGTTTTTGCAATTTCGATTGTCTGACCTTCGGGCGGAGTGCATGAAAGAATACCTGTTGGCGAACCTGAACCCGAACCTTTAACAATCGCCATTTCACAAGCCTTAACAACTGCGTTCTTAATCTGGTCGATAAACTGCGATTCAAAAGTATCAAGTGCAGTCTTTGTCATGAAGAGCGAGAACGCAACCTTGCATTCAAGCTTATAGCCGGCAAAGACAACCTTGTCAGTAGTTACCTGCTGCTGGTCTGAACCCTTTTCCTCATCAACCCAGCTTGCTGTCGGGCGGATGTTCTGTGTAGGGATAAGGAGTGCTGTCGGATAAGCCGTCTTGAACACTCTTGCGTAAATTTCGCCGATTTTTTCAAGTTCAACAATCAAACGCTGATACATTGTGGTCGGCACGATAGCCGCCGCAGAGCTTGATGTGGTCTGTGATGCCACATTCATAAACTTCTGTGGCACGGGTACGCCGTTCTGAATATAGTTAGCAAAAGCTTTTCTGTATTCAAGTGTTGCGTACATATCTGTTACCTGTTCGCCCTCATCTGTAAGGTCGATGTTTGTCTTGTGATTTTCAAATGGTGCAGGCATTTTGATTCCCTCCTCTGCATTTTTGTTTGCCTTGTCTACGGCAGAATTTTCAAAGTCGTTGTCGAGCTTGTCAATCTGCTGTGTGATCTCTTTCGCCTCGGCAAGCTTATTCTCTGCAATGAGCTTTTTTGCCTTGTCATAAAGAGCATTTCTCTTGTCGAGATATTCCTGTTTGTTCATCCTTCTTCAACTTCCTTTCGTTTGAGCAATTCAAGTTTTGCTGTAAGCTGTGTTTTTTCATCCCTCATCTGTTTGATAATTGTATCAGGGATAAGGCCGTTAAGGCTTGCCGCAAGTTTAACCTCTTTTGGCTTTTCGGCGTATTCCGTGACCTTGTCAACAAAACCTTTTTCAACCGCCTCATCGGCAGTAAGCCAAGTTTCGTTATCCATAAGTCCGATAAGTTCGTCCTCGGTCATACCTGTTTTAAGTCTGTATGCAGTCGCAACAGCTTTACTTGCTTTGAGCAACACACCTGATTCATGTGCCATGTCGTTGTAATCCCCTGCGGCATAGCTTGAAACATTATGAATCATAAGCATACCTGTTGGCACAATTTCAGATGTGCACGCACAAGCGATGTATGAAGCGGCCGAGGCAGCAAAAATGACCTTGATTGTTGCATTGCTCTCGGCGAGCATATCATAAATTTCGGAGGCGGCAAAGATGTCACCACCTGATGAATTGATAACAACCTGTACACCCTCATCATCCGCCACTTCGTCAAGCTGTGACCGAATGTCGGCTGGGCAACAGGAGGCTACTCCAAACCAGTCGTAAATCCACTTATCATCATTCGTAATGATAGGACCTTTAATTTCAATTGTTTTCGGCATCGTTTTCACCTCCTTCATCGACCGCAACTGTATCTAATCTTCTGAGTGGAGTGTCACCGCCCGGAACAGGAGCAAGACCAAGTGATTCTCGCCATTCATTCGGAAGCATTGCACCACGGTCAACCATTCCGGCAAAATTTAGCTTAGTTTTAAGACTTGCAGATTGTAGATTGAACGAACCTACTGCGATGTAATTTCCACAACTACGCTGACGGCGAGTGAATAGTTTCCGTGTCAGCTCGTTTTTAAGCTGAATAATTTTAGGTGAAATCACCGCCTCAAAGTAGGCGTTTTCTTCATCTTCGTTCGCTGTTGATGTGATAATTTTCACATTAGTGTTAAAAAGCTCAAGGATTCTGTTTTTTGTTCTATCCATTTGCAAAGCATTCGGCACATAGTCGTTCGGGGTTATCTGATTTGCGTCAACCTTTGCGTCGACTGCCGCAACGCCAACGGAGCTGTTGCTGATGTTAAGGTAGTTGTCAGCAAACGCTTTTGCGTTTTTCTTCAAGTCCTCAGGACGCAACGATGAAGTATATTTCAGCAACCATTTAATTACGCTTGAATTTCGGATAGCGCTGATGATGCCGCTGTCAGTTGTTTCAACAATTTCAAGCAAAGGTGCAAGAGCCTTGAATTTACCGCTTCCGAATATGTCATTTTCAGCAAAATCATCACGCAAGTGAATGACATCTTCGGAGGCAAAGCGGTAAGTCTTGCCGTTTGCAAGAATAAATTCATACACAAGGGTGCCGTTAGTGTCGTACAAGTCCGTAGCTGATTTAGCCGGAATGAAATACAATTCCGTAGGCAAGCCGTTTGTGTCTCTAATTATCAACCAAAAAGCATTGCCCGATAACGATAACTGTGTGCTTGTCCTATACAAGAGCATATCCATTGTTGTGTACGGGTTAGGTTCTTCAAGCAAGAACTTGACGTAAGGTTCGGGATTGATTAAGAGGTCTTTTCTGCCGTCAACGATTGTTTCCCTTATGTGTTTAATGGATAACTTCGAGAATCTAAGAGCCTGTGCATTAACGCAAGCTCGGACGGTGTCGGAATCATATGCTCTGTTGCCCCACAAGAAGAAATTTGAATTGTTTTGTGTGACAAGTTCAACCCTTGAAAAATTCTTTGTCTTCCTGACATTACGAACAGAATTAAAAAAATTCTTAAATTTTCCCATTCTCTCACCTCCTAAACAATGCTTAGATATTCATCTTCGTACTCAAAATATATTGTGTAAGCGTCAAGCAATGCCGCAGTACCGTCAATTCGTCTTGTTGACTTTGAGGTCTTAATTGGCTGTATATTACCGTTTCTGTCCTCATCTATTGCGGTGTTTGCAAGACACCATTTGTCAATTGGATTGTTGTTGTAGATTATTCTTTTCTTGACAAGGTCTGCTTTGAGGGCTTTCATCGGGGCAGACAGTGTTTTCTTGCCCTGATGTACCGCTTCCATAACGGTAGGACCGAAAGCGTCAATCATCTGATTAACCCACATCTGAGCTGACCAAGCGTCATAGCCCTCTTTCCACAAGTAAATGTCGTATTCGTCTTGAATCTCTTGATACCACGCCGTAACAACACTTGCGTCGATTTTGTTTCCGGGGCAAGTACGCATAAAGCCCTGTTCTATCCACTTGTCATACGGGATCTTATCCTCGGTTACTTTTTTCTCCACAAGGTCTGCCGGTATCCAGTACATAGACAATACATAAATATTTTCATTGTCAGGCACTCGAAACAACATCTTTGCCGCTGTAAGGTCGGTTGTGCTTGATAAGTCTGCACCGCCTATGCCGTAGGTCGGACGGAGTTCCTTTACATCAAATTTTGTTTCGTTGTTAAGCTCCTCGAAATTGAGCCACGATTCAGTTGATGTTTCGGCTATGTTAAATTCTTTGCATACAAGGTTACGTACAAGCGACGGATTCGCCTGCGCTTTCTTGACCTTGCTTGCAAGGGCATTTCGATTTTTAATAGTGCCAAGTCCGGGATTAGCTTTTTCCCAGCAATCGGGCTTTTCCCATTCTTCACGCTTGTCAAGCTCGTAGATAATATAAAGGCTGTGTTCGTCCTTGTAACCTACATCATCAAACAAGCCATTTGTGGTGCGGACGGCGTCATCATAGATTTCGTCATAGATGTCCTCTCTGATTTTTCCGGCTGTTGTTGTAACAAGAATAAGCGGTTGGTCTCGCCCGATAGTGCCGTCTGCCATAATGTCATAGAGTTGTCTACCGTTTTTCCACTGGTGCAACTCATCCATTAAACAACAATGCACATTCAGACCGTCAAGCGTGTCCGAATCAGAGGCAAGCGGCTTAAATACTCCGCAGTTGTAATCTTCTGAACTCAATTCATTCAGCAGTGGTTTAATTCGTTTTAATAAAATTTCACTCTTGCGAACCATTCGTTTTGCTTCCTGCCATATAATCTTGGCTTGGTCACGCTTTGTAGCGACTGCATACACTTCGGGACCGGGTTCACCGTCACCGATGAGCATATACAAGCCTATTGCAGAGGCAAGCAAAGACTTGCCGTTCTTTTTTCCGATAATCAGCACAGATAAGTTATATTGTCTTATACCGTCATCGTCTACAAAGCCAAATGTCGCCGCAAGCCACGCTTTTTCCCACAGTTCGAGTATTACAAGCTGACCGCCCATTTTGCCTTTACTGTGTCGGCAGTAGTTTTCAACAAATTCAATAATGTGATTTCCTCGCTTGGCTTCATAGTGGTAGCCATCTGTCGGATTAATCACCTTATCACTTAAATGTTTGTACCACTTGCGTATTTTGTCGCAAACAGTAACCTTGCCGTTCTTTATCTGCTCGTAATATTCAAGTATCGGATTATAGCTTAATGGATAGCGTTTCAAAGCTTGTCACGCCCTTCAACGAAATCGTCAAAGCCGTCTGTTGTCACAGTCTTCGCCTCGGTCACTTTCGGAAGCATATCGTTGAGCTGTTTAATGTATTTGAGATAGTTTCCGAGCATTGTATTATACAAATCTGCCTCAGGTCTTTTGCGCGAGTACGGCTCTTGTGTTTCCGACTGCGAAAATAATTCAGTCAAGCCATAAATTGCAATGTCTTGTTGCAGTTCTTTAAGTCTGATTCGAGTGAACGCCGCATTTTCAATCAAGCCAACAGCGAGGTCTTTTCTTTTAACCTCTATGTCCTTGTAGATTTCCGTTAATCGCTTTATCTCACGCTTAATCGCTCTTTGTTCCTTCTGTTCGTCAGTCATTTCAAGTCACCGTCCTTTCACACAAGATTTTAGGGGGAGGGGGGGCTTATATATAAGGCGCGCAAAAAATCTAACTGCCCCCCTCGGTCCTTCAATTACCGATTTCCGATTTTTTACCGGGGGGGATAATCGGTTGGAGCATTCCGCTCTCATCAAAAAAATATTTTTTCGGTTCGCAACCGCCTATCCCGTGTCCCGGCAAATCGTCATGACATTTTTTGCACACAAATAATAAATTGTCGTAATTGAGAGTAACATCAGGATTGTTTATGTTGCTCTCATTGATCATGAGCTTATGATGTACGATAAAGCCGTGTCGCTCTTTACATAGCTGACACAATCCGCCGTCAACAAGCATTCGCTCTGCGATAAAACTTTGTCGGCAGTCCTGCCACTTTTTAGATTTATAAAATCCTATGGCAAATGCCTTAGCCATACCGTACACCACCAAATAATAATGGACTTACAATACAGATAGTCTTTCTGCATCATAAGTCCATTGTATAATTTTTTGCTGTTATTTTTAGGTACAATTTTATTATTGTAAGCTACTGTTTGTCTGCTTTAACCAGCCCTAATAAATAATCAGATGTTACGCCTAAAGCAATAGCTAATTTACGAATAGTCATTGCTGTCGGCGACATCTCAGCAGTCAAATATTTGCATATCTGACTACGTTGTATTCCTGACATTCTCGACAGTTTTGTTGCACCTATGTTCCTTGATGTCATAGCCTTTTCAAGCTGTCTTGAAAATGTTAAATCTGTTCTGTGTGACTTATCCATTAATCAAGCCACCCTTTACCGGATTCGTATCTTCGTGCAATCGCCGGCAATGCGCTGTAACAGTCATAGCAAATCTCTAATCTTACAAACCTCACCTTGTGTCCCTCGTTAGCCTTTGCCCAAAGTTTTACTCTAAAATCTCTTTTTCCTAACGCTTTTTTACAAGCGTCGCAATGATGTACTTTCATTTTTTGTTATCTCCTTTCAGTCTCCCTGTTAATCTCCTTAATCTCTTTAGCTGTCAATCCGCATCACGCTCCTCCTCGTCAAGCATACCAAATTCCTGCGCCAACGCAACAACAGCGGTTACAATCAAACGCAAATCCTTACCTTTGATGTTACACATATTAAAGCAAACATCGCCCTCATCGTTATCAAGTTTACCAAAATCAATAACAAGTCCCTTTTCAACAACTTTTGTGTCGTCATTATCGTAATTAACGGTAATGTTTTTAATATCTTTCATTTTCTTCACTCTCCTTTAATTTTTCGGTTATTCTTTTGGTTAAGCCGTTTTCGTTGGTTAGGCATTCTAAGGCTTGGAGGGCATTGATTACGGTTTGCTCGTTGGTTTGGGACTGATACATCTTACGGACGAAGTCGGCGCTTTTCTTTACATTATCCATAATTCTTTGTGAGAGCATACGGTATTCGTCTGCGTTGTCCCTATCACACTTATACTCCGTTCTGAGCTTGTCCTGCCATTCAAGGCAGATGTTTATGTCCCAGCCTTTATGACGGTTGTTGTAGCCGACCTTTGCAAGCCTTGAAAAGTATTTATATTCGGGCGGAGGAAAGGCTGAGTAATCAAGCTGACCGTCAATTGCTTTATCTTCAAGCTGTTCAAACACCTGTGGATTGTTAAAATCATATTTTTTCATATTACCTCCTGCGGAGGCTTGTGGTGGGTTTGGTGCGATTTTAAAGAACCCTTTCTATATATAATATTAGTTTATTTTTCTTATACGAAAGGTTAGAAAAACCCGTAAACCCTCCTCAAGCTACCACACTAACAATCTTTATAAATTGAAATTCCGTTGAAATAATTGAAATTTCTTCCCTTTACTTTTTCAAATCGTTTGGCAAGCTCGGTGCTGAATTTGGTATTTGACATACAATATTCGTTGTTATCCCCTGCCCAGCTTGTATAGGCAGCATAGAGCGTGCTTGCCTGAACCGAACCCTCTAACACACATCTGTCCTCGATAAATGCGGAAATAACATCCATTTCACGCTTGTACTCTCTCACGCTCTGAAGAACGGCAGACGGCATTTTCAAGCCCTCCTTCTGCCACAAAATACAGCCGTCAATACACCATTTGAAAATTGCGGTCATTTCGGCTTTGAGCTTATGCGTAAGGTTCTTATCAACCTTATCCTCGGGAATCTGAACATTGAACGGTATCATATGTATTCTTCGCCATATGCCCGTGTCGGTGCCTCTGATAATCGGTTTATGGTTTGTCGCCATCCACAGCTTAAACTCGGGCTTGAACTCAAATTCCTCGCTGTACAGCTTTCTTGCCGTTACGGTATCGTCACCCGTAAGCTGTTTGAGAAGTCCCTCATTAATTCGCACGCCCTCGTTCGGCTCAACCGAGGTGACAAGCCTTGCACCTTTTAACCGTGCAATATCGCTGTTTATGGCACTGCTCTGAGAGTTTCTTACCATAATAGTTTCAGGCTGAATGTTTGCGGCATAGTCGCCGAATACATCACGGATAACATCAATGAATGTACTCTTGCCGTTTCGTCCCGTGCCGTAAAGGAAGAATGCGCATTGCTCGGCTGTTGAGCCTGTCAGGCTGTAACCGACCGCCTTTTGAATGTAGCGAATAAGCTCCTTATCGCCTGCAAAAATATCGTCAAGAAATGCAAGCCAACGGGGACACTCTGCCGTTTGAGAGCAGTCAACCGAAGTAATCTTTGTGAAATAATATTCGGGATTATGCGCCCTCACTTCGCCGTTTTTAAGGTTGATTATTCCGCTTGGGGTGTTTAATGCCATACGGTATTTATCCATTTGTGCCGGAAGTACGGGGATATGGTGTTCAACCTCGTTGAGCATTGCTTTTTTTGATTTGTTGGAACGGCTTACTTTCATATGCTTTTCAAATGCTTTTGACATATCTCCGCCGTTCTCCTCATCAGCTTGCAAGTACAGCCTTGCTTCGGCTTTCATAGCCTCAACGCTTTTATCCGCCATTCGCAAAACTACCCCGATATTGTCAACACACCACTTCATTGAATTGTAGTAATACCACTTTTTCTCAGTGTAACAATACCTTACATTATCGCCGAATAAATCAACGAACCTGTCGGCATTGCCCATATCGTCAAAGGTGTAGGCACGCATTTTTTCTTCGTCAACCGCTTGAACAGCCTTGCCCTCACCGATTGAAATTGAATAATCGTTATGCTGTTTTGGGTTATAGGTCTGTGTACAGCCCGACACAGCCTTTTGCAAGGTTATAATGCCGTAGGTTGTACCCGACTGTTTTCTGTCCCACTTGTCACGCATTAAGCCTGATTGTCTGAAAATCGAATCCATTTTGTCGGTATCGCAACCGCACCAGAACGCAAGCATATTGCAAAAAGCCATATCCGCCTCGCTCTGTGACGAGTAAGCCGAAAAATCACCGCTGTACAGAGCCTTGAAAAGGCTTCCGTTCTTAGCGCTGCAGGCGATTCTGACAATATCGTCAACGGTGTTCGGATTGACCTCAATGTTACGGAGCTTAGGCTGTGGCTCTGTTGCCTTGCCGAGATACTTTGAATGCAACGGCTTTATGCTTTCGGTGCAATCGTTTATGTACGCATATGCAGAGCAGTAATCACCTGTCACAACGAAGAATCTGCCGTTTTCGTACATTTCAAAACCGCCCGAATCATTCTTCGCCTTTCTTCTGCCCTCGGGAAGAGTTCCCTTGCAGATTATGTGAACGCCTGTCTTACTCTGCGAAAATTCGGTATAGCTCTGCAGAGTGTTCACAAACTCGCTGATTATGTTGTCAGCTCCGCCGTTTTGGTAGTCCTGAATGTCATTCGGCATATCGTCAAGGTCAACACCGAAAAACGGTGAATTTGAGAACATAAAGCCTATACCCGAATATTTGGCGGATTCTCTGACTGCCGTTTCAAAGTCCGACCAAGTGTCCGAGTTATTCGGCATTGCAAAGCCACCCGTTCTTGGATTTATCGGTTTCTTTGAAATTCCGCTGTGCGATTTCGGATCTGGATATGACTGCCAGCACACCCAGTTTTTGTAACCTTTCAATTCCTCGGGAACTGCAAAATATTTATTTTTATTTGGGTTTAAATTTGTAAAGCCCATTTTTTCACCTCCATATATAAGGAAAAACACGGTGAAAATTGCACTGTTTTATGCAATTCCCGAAGAATTTTTTCAAAATCAGAACGGCAAATCATCGTCAATCGGCATATCAACAAAGCCCTGATTTGCTGTCTGTGCAGGTGCATAACTCTGCTGTGGCTGTGCATAGGCTGTAGCTGTATTGGTTGTCGTCTGCTTTGAAATATGCTTTACAGTCGGATATTTTGTAGGATTTCTCCAGCTTACTCGCTCCTGTGTTTTTCCGTTGTATTCTTCGTGCTTTATAGTTACACGCAACGGCTTATTGACAAGCTCACCGCAGAACTGCTCAAGGCTGTCGTACTCCTTGCCATCGGGAAGTCCTGCCGCTTTGCCGAGTGCCATAATCTGACCATAGCTGTATCCCTTGACCTGCAAGTCTGCGTTTGTAGGCTCTTTCTTCTTCCACAATGTATCAAATATATATCCGTTTTTATAGTTCTGCTCAACATCATTTCTGATTACCATTGAGATGTTCAGATTTTCTTTGCCATTCTTTGTTACTCTCTCCTCAACCTTAGCGATAAGACACTCATAATCACCCTCAGGCTTGATTGAACTGCCCTGTGTTGCTTCGTTCCAGTTTGATTTAAAACCCATGATTATTCCTCCAAAATTAATTTAATTGCCTCATCGGCACTTCTGCACACTCCTGCAACAGCGCCGTTGAGTTTCATCATCTGTATAAATTTCTGTTGTTTTTCGGTAGGTCTGCCCTTGGGAGTTTTAACCTCGATAAAGACTGCTCTTCCGTCTGATTTTCTGACACCGAACAAATCCGAAAATCCGGGCGGAACTCCCGTGTTGAAATATCTGCCGTCCTTTGTAAAGCCTGCACCTACATTTATACGGAAAATATCGCAGTACGGTGCAATTGCAATACGGATTTTGTTCTGAATTGCGTGTTCTTCTGTCAAGCTATCATACCTCTCTTTCGTGCCTGAAAATATGCCCAGCCTGTTTTGTAGCCGTGGCTTTTTGCGTATGCAAGCAAGTCCGCATAGCTGTGGCAATCATCGGGTGTGCTGAAATCAAGCTTGAATCCCTCAACCTTAATGAGCTTTGCGATGGTATCGGTTTCAACGGTTCTTTCGGCTGTCGGGAATACATAACCGCAATGCGGACACACGGCTTTCTGCCCTGCCGGCGGTGCTGAAAATGTAAAGAAACATTCGGAACATTGTCTGACCTTTTCCTCCTGCTCCTTTTCGATTTTTTTAACACTCAGCTTTTTGCGTTTTTCAAGCGTCCATTCTCGGTCGTCATCAGGCATTCCGTGCCTTGCATAGTTGCCCACATGGTCAATGATTACCGCCCTTTTGTTTGGCTTATAACGCATACACCGCATTGACTGCTGAATGTAAAGCGTAAGGCTGTGAGTAGGTCGGAGCAGAATTGTACATTCGCAGTCAGGCACATCAAAGCCCTCTGAAATCAAATCCACATTGCAGAGGATTGTAATTTTGCCGTTCCTGAAATCGGCTATAATCTGTTCTCTCTGTGCCTTTGGAGTAGCTCCGTCAATATGCCTTGCGGATATACCTGCGTCACAAAAAGCCTTCGCCGTTGCAAGACTGTGCTTTACCGAGGAACAGTAACAGACGGCTTTCTTACCGTCTGCAAGCTGTTTGTAATATTTGATAACATCACCGAACACCGTGTTTTTAATCATTGCCTTTTCAATATCCGCTGTTACATATTCGCCCATTTTGGTGTGCAGTCCTGTAAGGTCGGCAACACTCGGAGCATAGTAATCATACGGGGCAAGGCAGTTATGTTTGATGAGCCATTTTGTACTCACCCCGATTATGAGCTTGTCGTTGACATCGCCCAAACCGTCACCGTTTAATCGGACAGGTGTTGCGGTGACGCCAACCCTCGGAACATCCGAAAAATGTTCGTAAATGCGTTTGTAGCTTTGTGCAAGGCTGTGATGATTTTCGTCTGTGATGATAAGTGCGGGTTTTGGCAGTTTCTTCAATCTTCGTGTAAAGGTCTGCACCATACCGATTTGGCACAAATCCATAAGCACACCCCAGCGGACAAAGGTTCTGGATATTTGGTCAACAAGCTCTCTCCTGTGAACAAGGAACAGCACCCGTTTCCCGTTCCAAGTTGTTCGTCTTGCAATTTCTGCGACAATGCAGGACTTTCCGCCACCGCAACCGAGAACTATGCAAGGAGCTTTGTAACCCTCTCGCCAAGCCTGTCTTACCTGCTCAACAAGGTCATTTTGATACGGTCGAAGTTGCATTGTCTGCGTCCTCTCTCTGCTTTTCCTGTTTCTTCTGCTTTATCAGCTTTGCAACACACTGCATACAAAGTTGTCTGCCGTAATTTTTTGTTGTGCCGTCAATGATCTGTTTAACGGTGCGTTTGCCGTCCGAAAGTATCGGTGCTTTGCACTCATCACAATACTGTTCGGGTTGCATTGAATAGTATGTTCTCAATGCTTCATCAACAATTTTAAGGTCATTTGATATGTACATTGAATCAAACAAGCCTATCGGACTTTTACAGGTATCGTTACCGTCCGTTTGTGTTGCAAAAAGATACTTGCCGTCAACGACAACAGTTTTTAAAACCGTGGTAAACATTCCCTCGACCGAGATTTTTTCGTCAAGCAATTTGCCGATTGTTTTGGCTTTCTGTCTGCCGTTTTCGTCGGTTTCAATATGGCTGAGAAAATAAACAATCGTGTCATTCGGGAGAGTTTCAACCTCTTTCACAAGCTCCCAAAAATTTTTACCGATATCGGTAAACTTCTGAAAGCCTGTTTCCTTGGCTCTTCTCATATACTCGTTAGCCATGAGATACTGTGCGTCATCAACTGCAATTGACTTGCATTTCTGCTTTTTGATAAAGTCCTCAATATCAATGTAGTTGTCGGAATTGATTGAAGAAGTAAATTTTGTTCTGAACGGGAGTGATTTTCCGTTTACATTCACAAGAGCCAGTTCATTTGCTTTGAAATTTCTTAAAGAGGCAGATTTTCCGCTGCCTGAATATCCTAAAACCAATATAGGTAATCCCATAAATAACACCTCACTTAATACTTAACGACTGCTTGGCTTCCATATGTACAAAGGGGATTTCTTCGCCCTTTTTGCAGAGAGCCTTGACATCATTCTTTTTCACTTCGGGCATACTGTACTTTAAGAGGTGGTCAAGGTTGTGTTCCTCCGCCCACTCAACAAATGAAATTTCATCATCAATAACAAGGCTCGGAGCGTTCTTTTTAAGCGACATAACCGCTCTCGGCATATCAATCTTCTGTCTGCCGAGTGCCTGCATTGACTTAAACAGATAGGTTTTAAGGCTCTCCGCCTGTTTTTCTTTTTGTGACTGTCTTTTTGCAATTGCCGCCTTTTCGGCTTTAAGCATTTTAGCCTCGGCAAGAAGCTGTTTGTAGTAGATTGCAATGCTCTCAGCTTTCTCGTCAAATTCGCCCTCAATACCCGTAAGAGTGTCAAACCACGCTGTCAACATCTTGTTGCGGTATGCGTCCACATTGGCAATGATATTGCCGTCATCATCAATCGGCATTCCGTCTGCATTCGTATCGGGTTCCCATTCGTTGATAGCGTCAAACTGATTAAATAAATCCGAGTACATCTCGGTAAGCTCATAAAGTTTCATTGTTGCTCCCCCTTAAAGATTTATGTTTTGTGTGGCAAGTGCCTCTATTAAATGTTCAACCTTGCCTTTGAAAAATTCCTTGTCCTGTGACTGCTTGGCGAAATCGAGCATACGGACAAAGCTGTCATATGCAATTGAAAAGTATGCCTTAAAGACATCCTTGTCATCTGATGAACCGTCGGCAGTCTGAACATTTTTCAGCCTTTCTTCATACTCCTCTTTCTGTTTGCGAAGAGCCTCCTGTTTTTCATCTTCAAGCTGTTTTCTGACAATTTTTTCGTTGTTGCGGTATTCTTCTTCGAGTTCGTCATAATGCTTAATGTTCTCCCTTTCCAAAGCCTTAATCGTTTCATTGAGTCTGCGTTCATTGTCGCTCGGCTCTGCAACGGCGACTTCGATAGGACGGCTTTCAAGCTCCTGAACTTTATTCGTCAGCTTGAAATTTTTGTTCTTTTCCTCTGCAAGCTGATTTTCAATATTGCGATAGCTTTCTTTTGAAGTGTCCGCCTGCTGTTTGTAATAGTCGGCGTCTTTCTTAGCGTTATTGAGCTGTCGGCAATAGTCAATGCTCTTGTCGGTTGCCTCCTGCTTTTCGTCCTTCAGCCTGTCAATCTCTGCCTTTAACTGCTTGACCGTTGTGTTTTCAAGGTCAAGCTTTTCGGCGATTTCAGCCTGTTCGGGTTCGCTTATGGTAGCAAGCAACATCAACTTACTTTTGCTAATTTGTCCAAACGTTTGGACATTTTCAGGATTTATTTTTTCTACAATAGAAATATAGTTATATGCGTTACTGCGTTTCATGCCTACTTCATTCTCGCAGTAGTCCTCAAAGTTCTGATATCCAAGCTCCTTGTACAGCTTGTTGTCACGCATTGTTTTAAGTCCGTTGCACATATCCCATATGTTCTGCTGTGCAAGGTTTGCGCTGACAATTATCTTCTGATGCAGTTCAATTGCCTGCCTATGCTGTTCGCTTACTGTTATTTCTGACATTTTTTATATCCTCCAAAAATTCAGCGTATTGCTTTTCAAATTTCTTGATTTCATCCGGCTTTTTAAATCCGCTGTCACGCTCATTTTTGTAACCGTGGCACTGCATTATTTTCAATGTTTCGGGATTTACTTCAATCGTAAAAAACGGGATTTTCGGTTTATCTTTATGACGAATGAAAAGTATTATCGTGTCACCTCTTGCGTGCCGTCTTACATATCCGCCGACGCAATGCTGTAATATTCTGCCCTCTGCTATTATTTCTTCACCGCTTTTTGGGGCAAGCATTATAAGGCTGTCTGTGCTCATCAGCAACGGAGAAAGTGTCTTTGCCATTTTTGCAATCTGCTCCGTTTCTTCTTTGTTTGCATAGAAAGCAACCTTTTCAAGCGTTCTGTCGTGAGCCTCTTCAAGATGAGCCGGCATTATTTCTTCGATACCCTCGGGAAGTTTTTGGCAGTTATCAAGATAATCCTTCCACAGCATTACTCTCCGATTGTTTTTGCCGTACTTCAGAATCTGTCTGTATGTAAGGTTATTTTTGTGAAGTTCATCTACAGCATAAGTACCGAGCTTTGACAGCTTGCTTATGAACTCGCTTGCCATATGAATGGTCGGTTCTTCCTTTATCACACTGCGGTAAAGTTCAATTGCACTTGAATCATAATCTGCGAAAAAGTGCATATCCTCCTTACGACATCCGAGCATTTTAAGCAGATTGGTTTCTTTCCAATGAATTTTATTGAGTGAAAGTTTGCCGTCAATCAAAAGCTCTGCAATATGCTCAAAACCGCCTTTAATCAGGTATTCTGCATTATTGTGCCTTACATATATGTTCAGCCATTTGAGAATCCCTTGAACCGTATATCTGTTTGAAAGCTCATCCGCACACGAATATCTGAGATCCGTATCGGTTATTACATCGAGATTTAAAAGTACGGTTGAGCCCCAGCCTGAATACAAGGTTTTTTCTGACGGACCCCAATACCACGCTAACCCCTGTGAAGCAGAAGGAATAATTCCGTCTGTCTTCAGCGGATGAAATGATTTATCGTACCAGTTATATGCAAATCTTTGCATTGCGTGCTGTTCATATACATAAAGATATTCATCCGAAAAAGTATATCGGGGCATCATTTCGACAGGATTTTCATTGTACAAATCATCGGAAAATAACTGATATGCCGTTACAAATCTGATGTACAGCCTGCCGTCAACAGCAAAGCAAAAACCAAACTTGCGACTTCTTTCAAGTTTTTTTCTGCCGTAGTGCAGGGCTTTTGCTTTTACGCTTTCCTTGCAATGACCGCAGACAAATTCCTGATTATGACAAAGTCGGAGCTGTTCGCCGATGTGCCAGCTTTGACAGCTTGTGCAGAAATAGTCGCAGGTTCTTTTGCTTTTATTTTCGTAGAAAGCATACTGCGGAAAGTACATTGCTATCTGCTTTTCATGTTCATCTGTCAGGTCAGGAATCTTATTAAGCAGGCTGTCAGGATTTTTAATCATGCTGACACCTACCAATCTATAAGATTGCCGAGATCAAGAGTTACCGGATCCGTTTTCTGCTCTGCGACATTAGGTTCTTCAAGTTCGTATTCAGACATATGTATCTGCATTGTGAAAGTAACCTTTGCTCCGGGGAAAATCTTACCGACAATCTGCTGATACACATCAAGGTCGGAAACTGCAGTGGGGAGCTTCTTTCCCACTTCATCAATCAGGTTTTCAAGGTTTTTTGCAGCCGTAACGGCTCTTGCAAATTCCTCGTTCTGCGCCGAAAATTCGCAGAGCATTTTCTTTACCGGCTCAAGAATTGCTTTAGATTTATGGTCTTTAAGATTTTTTTTGTTGCACAACTTGATTTTTTCTGTTGCAGAGGATATAATTGAATCAGGTTTATTGTTCTTTGTGCTTGTGGCATTCACAGTGTCACAGGCACTTTTTTTATTGCTCATTTCTTCACCCCCACACATTCAAAATTGAATGCTTCGGATTCAGGCGTTTCAAGGGCTTTGAGCTTGCGTTTTAACTCTCTGTTCTCGTGACGATAACCGCTTGACGCTGTTTTTTCGAGTGCAAGGTCCGTTCTTGCGTTTCTCAGTTCAATGCTGAGATGTCTGTTCTCTGCTCTGAGGTTTTCCACATCTTTGAGCAGTTTTCTGCGTGTCGGATAGTTTCTTAAATGCCACATTGTTAATGCTCCTTTATGTATTGTCTGATTTCTTCCTTATCAAATCGCCAAAGCTTTCCTATTTTGTGGGCAGGAAGAACGCCCCTTTGTGCAAGCCGTGTTGTATAATCAACATTAAGTGCAAGCAACCGTGCCACATACGGCACATCAATTATCACCGGCACTTCATCCCAATTGATGATAGGTCTTTCTCTTGGCATATGTACACCTCCTATTTTTCGTTGGTAATTTTGTCTGAAACGATTTCGACTGATTCAACATCAGCAACGCTGAGAGCCAGCTTGAGCAGTACAACCTCGCCGACCGTTCGTGTTATCTGATAGCTTGTAACATACGGAATTTCTGTTCCGTCAATTTCAAGAAGGAACTTGTCCTTTGTGTCAATAAGTTTAAGTTTTGCCATTTTCTCACCTGCTTTCTGTTTTACCTATCTTGATTTCTACACCTAAAGCCGTTAAGAGCCTGTCGGCATTTTCAAGAGAAATGCTCTTTTTGCCTTTTTCCCAATACTGAATAGCTCTTTTAGTAAAGCCTGATTTCTTAGCAAGCTCGCTTTGTGAAAGACCTTTCTGTTTCCTGCTTTTAAGCAAGATTTCAGCAAATTCATTGATGTGCATTGATTTCACCAACTTTCTATGATATACTATATGTAGTGATGAACTACAATTCATTACACTATATAATGAAAGTGAGGTGTGCATTGTGCTGAGCTTTAAAAAATGGTTAAGCAAACAAGTTGTTATCGGTAGTGATGTTACATACAACACAGCTAATGACATAATCGCCGACAATAATTTTCCTGAGAGTGTTTGCAAATTTGTAATGCTTGATTATCTTGAAAAAAATGCCGATGATAATACAATTGTTGTTTTTGATGATTTTTACAGAGATTATATTAAATACATCACTCAGAACACCTACCCTGTGGATTAACAAACAACACAACTGTTCCCACAGGATATCTTTTATCCACATTCTTTGCTTTGTGTAATACACCATACGATTCGGTGGTTGTATAACTATCTACATCTTCCCTATTGCTCAGCTCTTCTACCAACTGAGCGGTAGGGATTTTTTTTAATTCATTCATCTTCTTCACCTCAAATCTATATTGATCGTACAAGTGCCGATTTTTTCAAAGTTTGTCATTATCAGACCTCTTGTTCCATTCATCTTCTACATCGTTTAAATTTCTTCCTGTCGGATAGCTATTCACAGGGACAGGACAATCAGGGTTATTACATTTAACCATATACATTATTCCGCCACTGCTCCAATGTTCAATTATCGGTTTCCGACCACAAACCCGACACGACTTTAAATCCATTTTTATCATTCCTTTCTGAGATAATAAGGCGGCAATGTTCAATGCAATTGAACCTCTAAATTAAAAAAATATTCTGGTATGTTTGCATTGTCAATTTGCAAAATCGTACACGCTTTACAAATTTCACTCTGCTTCCATTGTACTTTGCCGTTCATTTTTAAAGATATACTACGTTCTGACAGCCCCATTTCTTTTGCAAAGTTCATGCGTGTACGGCACTTTTCTTTAACTAATCCCTCTAACTTACTGTAATCAAATGGCATTAAATCACCTCCTTGGAGTTCAATATCTTTGAACAATTACAATTTAACACATTATATTTTGCTTGTCAATACTAAAATTCAAAAAAATTGAACTTTTTTTCATTAAACTATTGAACTTTTGTTCAAGTTGTGTTACAATTCAAACAAAGAGAGGCGATACAGTTGAAAAAATACAGTACCTCGTACCGATTAAAGCAAATAATGTCAGAAAGAAATCTGAAGCAAATTGATATTCTAAATATGGCAAAGCCTTTTTGCGAAGCATACGGTGTTAAATTAAACAAAAACGATTTAAGTCAGTATGTTAGTGGAAAAGTTGAACCCGGACAAAATAAATTGTTTATTCTTGGTCTTGCATTAAATGTAAATGAAGCTTGGCTAATGGGTTTTGATATATCGCCTAATAGATCAAAAATTGAAGAACATAATGATTTCTCTCTAAGTGCTCACGAAAAGAAAGTTATGATTGCTTATCGTAATAAAGTTGATATGCAACCTGCGGTTGATAAATTGCTTGGTGTGGAAGATGAAATATTGATACCAACGGTGAAAGCCGCACGAAGTGACGGCAACAATCAGCCTATAGAAATAGTTAATCTTCCTGATCTCAGTAAATTTGAGCCTGACGATACAGACTTATAAGCATTACATAATAAAAAACACCTCATAGGTTACAATACCTACGAGGTGGTAAAACTTGAATTATGGTAAATACAAACAGGCACGCAATGCCTCTTGGCAATGTTTGATTGATTATAATATAGGTAGCCTACCTGTTAAGGTAAGCCGAATAGCTAATCAAACCGACATTGTTTTATTAAAAAATTCGGCGGTCAATCTGCTACACCAAAATGAGAGTGGAATAACTTTGATGCAAGATGATAAGTTGTACATCGTCTATGCTGATGAGCAATCTCCTCAGCGTTGTAGATTTACAATTGCCCACGAGCTTGGACACATTTTCTTAGGGCATTTATTTAAAGCTGACGGCAACGGCTTTTTAATAACTGATGATGCCGAATGTTCGGCAAATGTATTTGCTCGGGACTTGTTAGCTCCGGCTTGTGTGTTGCACGAAATGCAAGTAATCAATGCCGCTGCAATTGCAAATTTATGCGACATCAGCCTTGAGGCGGCAACCTACAGGGCTGAACGAATGGCAGAGCTCGAACGCAGAAACGCTTTTTACCTACACCCACTCGAAAGGCAAGTAAAAGAGCAATTCGCAAATTTTATCAATAAAAAGAAAAACCTACCATAGTTGCCGCTATGGTAGGAAAATAGGAATTATGAGAAGTTGGAACTCCTCGAATATTATTATATAATATTTGACATTATGTGTCAATGAGGAGGCTATTATGGGATTATTATCAAAATTATTTAAAAAGCCAAAATCAGAGGTAAAAACTCCTGCGATGCAACCGGAATCGGGCAAGTCGCACACGAAAGTTTTTAAAGTTGCAGGTGTTACCTTTCAGGGCAGGCAGAAGTTACTTAAACAACTCAAAACTGACAAAAAAGCAGGCAAAGTGCTTAATGTGCAGTTACAGGAATACGATTATAAAGGCGAGCCTGCAATCAAGGTGCTTGTCAACGGTTTAGATGTCGGCAATCTCCATATAGAAGATGTAGCTTTTGTTAAAGAAAATCAAGAGCGAATTCTTGGCATTAACGATTTTACAATTGGTGAACATTACGATGAGAACGATAAAGTAAGTTATAATGCAAAGGTTAAAATGCTCATAGCAAATAAAAATTAAAATAAAAATAAAAACCGCCCTGACCTGTTGGCGCAAGTCAGAGCGGAAACCACCACACACAGGGTGCAGTGATACTACTAAAAGCAATAATATTGTATCACACTCCCCTGAAATTTTCAAGCATTGAATATCAGGGGATTTTTGCACCCTTTTTTAAGCAAAAGGAGTGTATAAAATGAAAAAACGCAAAGACGGGCGCTATCAGAAGAACATCTATATCGGACGAGATGAAAACGGTAAACGAAAGTACAAATCCGTATGTGGCACATCACGAAAAGAGGTTGAAACGCTTGCCGCCGAATTAAAACAAAAACTCGGCAAAGGCATAGATATCTCATCTGATGATACATACGGATGTTGGAAAAAACGCTGGCTAACGGTTCAGAGGTCACTGCAAACACCACAGCAATACAAAACGCTTGAACGGTATCTCAAACATTTTACAGAGCTTGAACCTTACAAAATCAACAAGCTGACAATTGCCGACTTTCAGGAAATCGTGTTCGACTTAGCCGCTAAGAACCCAACAACAGGCAAACCCACAGCGAAAAAATCGCTGAAAGAGTTCATCGCAACCGCAAGCCGAGTGTTTGAGTATGCCATTGAAAACCGAGCTATCGACTTCAACCCACTGAAATATGTCAAAATATCAAAGAATGCGGCAAAGAAGAAAGAACGCAGAGCCTTGTCGCCTGAAGAGCAAAAGCTAATAATCAACACTCCGCACAGAGGAAGATTGCCGGCAATGATTATGTTGCTTGCAGGACTGCGAAGAGGTGAATGCCTCGGCTTGCAATGGGCGGATATTGACTTGAAACGCAACAAAATAAATGTTCATCAGACTTTGGTTCTTGACGGAAACAATTCTTACATAAAAGCAGGAGCGAAAACAGAAGCAGGTGTCCGCAAGGTTGATATTCCGACCGTTCTGTCAGACTATCTGAAAAGCCTTGCACCCCACTCCCCATTTGATTATGTAGTCACAACCACCAAAGGCAAACTTATGACAAATTCAGCGTGGCGTAGATTGTGGGAGAGTTACATCAATTGCCTAAACCTCGAAGCATTCAATTCACAGCAAGGCAAAATTGTCGGCATTGCTCCACGCAGTAAATACTGCCCCGACGGTATTCCGCAGGTCATAGAACCGTTTACAGCTCATTGTCTTAGACACACCCACGCAACAAATCTTTTCTATTCGGGCTATGATATTCTCTACATTCAACACCAGTTAGGGCATACCAAACCCGAAACCACCTTGAACATTTACACGCATTTAATGCAAGATGATACTGAAGCACCTGCGAAAAAACTTGATGATTTTCTCAATCGTAAAATAAGCTAAAAAATAAATGCAAGGCAAATGTTAGGCAACTGAACTTGAAAAGTCCGATAAACACTAAGCTTTTCACACATTTATTAAGTGGTTTGGGACCAAGATGCCGCAGGTTCAAGTCCTGTCACCTCGACCAAAAAAGGTGGTTTTTTAACCGCCTTTTATTTTTTGCCAAAATTACTTAAAATGCCTTAAAAGTGGCTTGAACACTGGGTTTTTGAGATTTCAAAAATTCAGTTGAGTAATTTTGAATTAAGTTAAAACAAGATAAAATGCAGTCAAACTTACTGTCAAACTTGCAGTCATTTTAGTTTGCCTGCCGATTTTCAAGGAAACAAGATAATATATTTTTAAAATTTATTACATCGTAACACAAAAGATTTTTTATTATTAAAACAACAAAGAGGTTAAGCAATTTTTTCTAATGCTTAACCTCTTTTTTATTTTGTTGATTACAGAGCATTCCCATATCATAACTAAGTTAAATACTTTCTTTAGCACAATATTTATTTTTAGCATAGAAAAAGAGGGCTCATAAAGAACCCTCTCTTCCCAATAATTATTTTAAGGATTTATACTTGCTATCGAATTAATACCAACCTGCTTCTTTAACGAGGACTCTTCTATCCCAGCTATCATTTGCAGATACTTCTTCGTCATAGGCTTTTTTAACAGTTTCTGTCCAAGCTTCTTTCCAATAACCATCTTCTACTGTTTTTGTGCCTACCTGAACCTGCTGTTTTTCAGCGTGATATGAGCCTCTGCCACCATTTTCTCTTACTTCCCAAAGAAGATGGGTCTTTCTCTGTTTAGCATCTGCTAACTGTTGACCGCAATCATTGCAAACATCTACCCAATCATAATCATACACTGGTTCCTCGTGAGAGCCTGTTACAATCCATTCTTTATCGTGATGTGTTGTCACTGCATCGTGGTGCTTATAATACTTATAGACTGCCTTGTGAAATGTCTTACCTTCGTGGGGGTCTTCAGTCGCTGGCTGAACCTTTGAAGATTCGCTCGGCTTAGCTGGTTTCTGGTTGTTATTCGAAGTATTTACTTTCGAAGAACTGTTATCCTTCTTGGTATTGTCCTTCTTAGTATCAGCCTTTGAAGAAGTGTTGTCTTTCTTAGTATCTTCCTTCTTTTCGGTGTTACCCTTGTTGCTGTTGTTTTTGTTAGATACTGTAGTTTTTACATCGTCAACCTTGACTGTAACTGTCTTACCGTCATCGGTTTTTACTTCTACTTTGCCGTCTTTTACTTCGACTTTCTTACCATTCTTGTCTGTGATGTTGCCGTCTTTGTCGACTTTGATTTCACCCTTGTCTACCAAATCTTTAACTGCCTTTGGTACTGTAGTTTTCGGTACAGTTGTTGGAACAGTTGATGTTTGTACGGTTGAAGATATTACTGACGGTTCTGTCGGTTCTTTCTCAGCGTTACAGCCTGCAAGAATGCTTATGCCGACTGCTGATATGCCTGCAAGTATTGTAGCACCGCAGACAACGGC